GTTCAGCAGACCCAGCAAGGTGATCCGTGGGCTAACCAGGAACCAGCGTTCTAATGCTCAGGAGTTTCGCTTTCGAAGTGCGCGGTGTCAGTCCCGCTCCCAAAGGCTCGTACAACATCGTGACGAACCGACGAACAGGTAAAGGCATGTTGCTCCCCAGTTCAAAGAAAGAGAAGCCGTGGAGGCGCGAGGTCACCAAGACGATTCTCAAACAGAAGAACTGTCCCAGCATGGTGTCGGTTCCTGTTGAGATTTGGCTTGATTTCGCGATTCTACGCCCGAAATCTGTGAGTGTGAGGAAACGTCCCTATCCGATCGTGAAACCGGATTTGGACAAGCTTCAGCGCTCCACGCTGGACGCTTTGACGGATTCTCACATCATCAAGGATGACGCGATCATCACGGACATTCACGCGACGAAAAGATACGTCACATCTCCGAAAGACCAGGGCTTGAACTGTCAGATGCAATGGGAGGCGGAGTGATGGATTTGGACATGGAGTTCATTCGAGCCGCGAGGAAACCCATCGGGGAACGAACCAAGCATGAGCAGGATCTTCTCGGCAAGGGAGCGAGCGGGAAACGAATGGTCTACCCGCCTTGTGATGTGGACCTTTGTTTCGGAGAGGTGTTGAGAGCGCGACGTTTGGGATTGGGTTTGTCTCTTCCACAGGTGGCGGATTACACGGGTTTGAATTCGGAGTATCTGCGTCAGATTGAGAAGGGTGAGAGGGTTCCTCGTACTCGTGTCCTCATGATGTTCGCGATGGCTTTGGATCTGGATATGAGTGGTTTCTACCGGCTGGTGGCTGACCGTCTGGAATCGAATTGTGATTGATCCCTGGCTTGGCTCGTATTTGGAGCGTGAATCCAGTGAGCAACTTGAGTACGAGCAGGAACTGGATTACCGGGGTGAATCAGACGACTGGGTGCTGAAGCCAAACGGCGATGAGGACCGGGTGGATGACTGGGTGAACGTGAACAGCATTCCACGCGATGAGTACGAGGATTACGGGATTCTCTGAATTAAGAGAATATTCACTGAATTTAAGAGAAACGAAGTGGAATTGGTTGGCATGTTTTTATGCGGTTTCGCGATGATTCTGGTCGCGTGGATCGCGGACAGATTGGAGAAATGGAAATGACAAACCACATCGATGAAGCGATTGCTGAATTAGATGCTTCAGAACATCTCACTGGATATGAAAAGCTGGCTGCGTGTCACATGGACTCCGCTCAGACTCATGCTCTCATCGCTATCGCGGAACAACTCAGAATCATGAATCTTATCAAGATGGATGAGGTTGTTGTGCGCGAAGGCGCGCAAATCGGACCGCTTCTTTACATGCCCGGTAATAAGCCGGATTACTTGCGTCCTGATGTTGCTGAGGCTCTCGGAATCAAGGAGGAGAAATGAGCGACAAAGTGAACGTTCTGCTTCTGCAGGGAATCGAGGGGAAGGCCTTGTACGTCAACGATTATCGCGTTGCTGGCCCTAAGCCTTGGGGCGGGGGCACGACGATTACGGAATTCAACGTTGACCGCAGTGCATTGGCGAAAGCGATGGAGAGAAAGCGAGTCAACGCATGAGTATTGACATCGAACAGGAAGCGTTGGAGGCGCTCGCTGATGCTGGGTTAGGAACGGATACGCCTGATGAAGCTTTCATTCTTGGTTATAAAGCGGGCGTGCAACGAGTTTTCACTCAGGATGAAGTCGACGCAGCAGCAATGGTCTTGTGCCGTTATGCATCCAAGGAATGGGAATCGATTTCCGACGATAAGAGATTTGATTTTCGCATTAAAGCATGGAGTGCGTTGAGCGCTACGAGGTTGCAGGTGAGCGATGAAGACGACTGACGTGAATCGGATCTTGGGGATTGACGAGCAGTTCAAAGCGCCCGCCAGGATCATGGAGATTCTCTGGAATCGTGAGGAGCGCGAACAAGTGTTCCGTGACTTTCTTGAGGTCGAGAGCGATGTGAGCTCCGATCAGTTCCACCAGTATTTCGAGGAGGAGCAGGCGGACAGGAAAGTGAATAAACAGGATTTCACGCCGGATGGAATAGCAAAACTGTTGAGTGTGATTGTCGGAACGCCTGATACCAGTGATAAGGATGGCTGGTCTTGCTACGACCCCGCTGCCGGTACGGGCGGGCTCACGATTGTGAAGTGGTGGCAGGACTGTTTGAAAAAGCTTCCGTGGGATTACGTGCCGCACGAGCACTTCTACATGTGCGAGGATCTTTCCGACCGTGCCATCCCCTTCCTGCTGTTCAATCTCATGATTCGCGGGATGAACGCCATCGTCGTGCACGGTGACACGCTGGGCCGCGAGAACTGCAAGGGCGTGTTCTTCATCCAGAACACTGCTGATAACTTCCTTGGCTTCTCCGATCTCAACGTCATGCCGTACACGGAGCAAATCCGGCGCGAGTTCCAGATCAAATCATGGGCTGAGGAGAAGGACCGGTATCCGGCTCACATCGAATCCGATTACCCCGTGTGGATGCGCCCGGTGCTCGACGCGATGGCATTGGAAGGCATTGACGCCCATATTAAGGAAGCAGGTGAGTGATGAGTGAGAGTGCTATTCAACGCTGTTCCTTGCCTCGTGCTTCGAGGTTTGGCGGGCATGTGGCCCGGTGTCCAGATTGTGGCCAGTGGTGGCGTGAGCGATTGCATGGATCAGCTTGTTTCGACTGCTGTTACAGCAGTTGGGAGCGTATCGGATGGCTCCGGCTCCACACGCAGTACATGGCGCAATACAAGCATTGGAAAGAGGCGGTGTCTGAATGAGTATCGCAACCAGAGAAGCGGCGGAGTTGTATCCGCTCAAAGACTCATTCACTGAGCACGGCAATGAGCGCACCAATCTCAGGAGAGAGGGCTATGTCGCTGGTCGTACTGCTCCTGTGACAGAGGAAGAAATAGAAGCAGCAGCGAGAGAGTTGTGGCGTGACGCTTTTTATCGTCGCGCGCGTCCTTCCGGCACTGTTCAGGACTTCGATGATCTGACCGAGAAAGACAGACAGCACCTCACACACGCAGCGCAATCCATGGTGTCTGCTGCTAGGAAGCAGGTGAGTGATGAGTAGGCGAAGAGAATATTCCACAGCAATAAAAATTGATGCGGTTCAACGCTACAGGAACGGAGAGTCAAGCGTCTCGGTGGCAGAAAGCATCGGAGCAGCACCCTCGACGATCACTGACTGGGATATGAAAATGCCCGGATACATTCGATTAACGACCTTCAAACCTGAAATTCTCACGGAGAGGTTAAGCGATAGCGGCGAGCTCGTGACCATCGAAGCCGAAGACAACGACTCGTTCGACTGTTCCATCTGCGGCGGCGCAATGATGAAAGAAGGATGGTTCACCGACAGCATTCCCGATTTTCACTATTGCCCATGGTGCGGCACGCGGGTCAAACAGCATAGCGAACCAGTGAAGCAGGTGAGTGATGAGTGAGCAGAGGATTCACTCGGTTCCTGTGAAATGGGATGGGCAAGAGGTTGATTGGGTTGGCTTTGAACATCCCGCGGGGACACCGATTATTTGCGCGGCGAAACCTCTTTTATGTCCTCAGTGTGGAACCTCTGCTCAACCGAGGATAAATCAGGGGCGTGTATTTAACCGGTTGAACATCATGGTTAATTCTCTTGTTTTGCAACGGTGCATGTCATGTGGGTTCACACAGGTATGGGACATGGAAACAGATAAATGGTTCGACTTAGACGAATCCGATTATTCAGATGACGGTTCTTATGAAGAGGTGAGTGATGAGTGATCCATATGAGCTTCTTTGCTCATGGTGTGGGCATGAAATTGAGTCTCTGTGTTCCCGCAATGATGACATTCAGTATTGCGCTGTGTGCCATAGGCATTTCATTCTCGCCCCTGCTTCTTCATCAGTGATGTGCCCCCGGTCTGCTCAGGTTATTTTTCCGCAGATTGATGTGTATGAGGATTTGCAAGGCTACTGGTGTCGGGTTGAGGGGCATGTGGTCAGAGGTGGGTCTTCCCGTGAGATGGATTCGAATTTGAACGAGTTCATTACAGGGTGGAGAGACCTGCATTACCGAGGATTTAAGGAGGTTGATGATGCGTGAGATTACAGCGTTGAAAGAGTGGACTCTTGAATATGACTTTGATGGGGTGACGATGAGGGCGGTTCTATTGGCTGGCCCGCCTGATTGTCCTGCAGAGCGTCACGTATTTAGTCTGACACGGAATTTTTCGTTTTTTCACCAGTACGTGCCTACTCGGGAGGACTTGTTCGCTCAGGCGAATGCTTTCGTTGGTGTTCAGGGAATTGGTGGTTGGGTTCGTGTGGATTGGCGGTTCTCGAATGGACACCATTTGGAGACGTGGAAGTTCATTCTCGATGATACAACACGCCCACAGCTGTTCACGAGAAATGAGGGTGGCGATGAGTAATCCTTCTCGCAGAACAGTGGCGTTGGTGAAGCAGCGTGATGGTTTGAGGTGTGTGCGATGCGGCAGGTTTTTAGAAGGCGTGCCAGCGTCGATTCATCACAGGCGCATGAGGAGCCACAAGTTTCCGGGATTGCATGAACCAAGCAACCTTATCTGCCTCTGTGGAACAGGTTCTACGGGATGTCACGGTTGGGTTCACGCCCACCCCAAAGAAGCTTATGAACAGGGGTGGTTGGTTCACGGTTGGAATGAGCCGATCTATATTCCAGTTTTCATTCATTCAAACCGCTTCATCTTCCTAGATGATGCGGGACATTACTTAAACAAAGTGGAGATAGCAGCATGAAACACAGAAATCCGATAGTCACAAATCTTATAGAGCAGTCGAAAGCAGCACACGATGAGATTGACTTACAGCAAGATTTTATTGAGAACGCTCGTTCGGTGATCGCTTCAAGGCAGAAAGAGCTACAAGACTTGAAGGAAGTCTTGGACGCTCTCGCAGAACGCGGCGTATATGAAGCAGGTGATGCAGATGAGTGATTTAAAGGCTCACAAGATCAATTCAGCTGATAACAGGGTCATCGGGTACAGGCTCACACTTGACGAGTTGCAAGAGCTTCTCGAAGCGAAGGAAGCCGCGTGGGAAATTAAGCAGACTGTCGCGGCTGAACTCAGAGGTGAAATCCTCGGATTGAAAACAGCTATTAGGACCATCAAAAACATTTACAAAGGTGATTCCGATGAGTGATTTAGACATGGTTCAGAACAAAATCAATGTCGTCGTCAATACGGCAGAGACCTTGTACAAAATTGAGCATGGAGTAGACGATCCGGTACTTCGAGAGGGTCTTAGGAGTAGCCGGGACAACCTCGATGACGCGCTCCGTGACCTCAAGAACGTGAGAAACCGGTTAGCCGGTGATTCTGATGAGTGATTACCAATCCCCTGCTGACGTGTTGAAAGCGCGTACTGAGGTCATTGAGAACCAGTTGATTGCCGATAGGGATACTGCGATAAGCATTATCCGCGCGAATGACGCTATCTTCAGGCGTGTTGTCGGATTGTTGCAGTCGATGAAATCGAGGCGTGATTCCTTGCGGGATTACAGGGATGCTTTCGACACTCTCAGCGAGTACGCGGAGGGCGATGGCATCAAGGATTTTATCGATCAGGAGCCGAAGGACTTCGATTCATTATTCAAGCAGGCTTCTGAACCAACTGGAAGGCCGTGCTTCTGATGAGTGATCGGATTAGAACATTGGAGGAGTATTACGCGGTTCGCCCGCATGTGCTGCGTTTAGAAGAGACCGATCCCCCGGATACGGCTGAGATACGGGATGATTACGTGTCTTTCCATGCAGAAAGTTCATCCGGTTACGACGTATGGGATGAAGCCAACTTTGATCGCTGGCTTACTGAACATGACCGGCGATTGCAGGAAGCGGCTTGGGCTGAGGGGCAGGTCTCTGGTTTCATGTTCGCTAACGGAAACATCCCCAGTCCAAACAACCCATATTCGACCGAATGATGAATCGTGGTTTTGAGTGGTGGTCGTGGCACCTGTATCTGATTGCGACAGTGTTTCTGCTTGGTTTCGCGTTGGGTACAGGCCACGGTGACACTGGGTTTCTTCTCGCTCTCATGAGCTTATTTTCTTTTATCAGACTACGTATTTTGGAGGTTTTCAATGAGTGAGGTTCAAATCATGTTGGACGGTGGAGCACAGTGGCAAGGCACCGCACACCTGTCCGACGCCGGATTCGATTTGACGGCTACGGAAGAGTGGATTATCCAGCCGAACAATCGTGCCGTCGTCGCTACCGGAGTGCATGTGAACATGCCTGCGAACATGGTGGGTTATGTGATGCCGAGGAGCGGTTTAGCGGCCAAGAGAGGTGTGACGGTGTTGAACGCGCCGGGTGTGATTGATTCGGGTTACACGGGTGAGATTGGCGTGTGCCTCATCAATCTTGGAGCCGAACCTTATTACTGCCATGCTGGTGACAACATCGCCCAACTGGTGTTCCAGAAGGTCAAGCATCCACAGATCACGTTCGTGGATTCCATGCCTGAAACGAAGCGTGGCGGCAACGGGTTCGGGAGCACGGGCGCATGAGCTGGATTGATGATTTCAACAGGATTGTTAAAGGCGCCGTCGATCCCGAGATCGAAGCGAAGATACAGCGTTGGCATTGCCCTTACTGCGGTAACTGTCTGAAGCTGGTTCGTGGTCGCGTGAGGCAGAGCAGGGACAGTGCTTGGAAGGCATCGTGTGACGTTGATACTCACTGGGTTACGAATTGGCACGCCACTCAGCAAGGCGTGCTGAACGCGGTATCAAGAACGTTTTTGAAAGGTGAAGTGAAATGAAACAGTCCAGGATTATGACGGTGAAAATCAGGCCGGATATTTACACGCTGATCGAGCAGGGCAAGAAGGTGTGGGAGGTTCGGGACGAGGATTTCATGCTTTCCACCGTTCTCCGCTACGTGGATTCGGAAACCGGAGTGGAGCTTGGCTTCTGGGGTGTTGACGCTTACGCACATTTCGAACGGAACATGGATTTGGTGACTCGTTACTTGGCGGGTGTTGATAAGAAAACCTTCTACGATCTGTTTCCAAAGCGGGAAAGTGATTACGGGGAGTGTTATGAGGTTTCTGCCGGCGTGTACAAGCCAAAGCCGGATGTGTTGTATGTGGCGCACTTGGTGAAGCAGTTGGATTCACCGTACGAGTGGGGCGAGACAGAAACGGAGGATCTCGACGATGAAGAATCTGAGTAAATCTGAGTCGCTGAATCTTCTCGGAAAGATTCTCACGGACTTGAGGACTCTTGAGGAGAAGGGTTCCTACGCTGACGACTTCACTGCCGTCACGAACCAAGTGAGACACCTTTATGAAGCGCATTGCAGGGAGGAGGGAGTCTCATGCGACAATCCCCCGTTCTAACCCGCAACCCACAGTACAAGACCGGTAATGACGTGCGGCAGACGTTGATATCGACGACATGGCTGAGAGAGGGTTACAGCATCGATGAGGTGGACGAGCTGCTGGACGATGTGGCCGCTTCCATCGACGCGATAGCGGACGCAAACATAGTCATCCAACCCGTGAAAACCACGCATAAACTGCGTCGTCGCAGCCCATTCAGCAGAAAGAAAAGAGGTGGAAGGTAATGGCACGCGACTATGGGAAGTTGTACATCCGCATGTGGGGAGACCGCGATTTTGTGAGTCTTCCCGCAAGAGCGCAACGCTTGTACATGTTTCTTGTATCCCAACCCGATTTGTCCAATGTCGGAACTGTCACAATCGCTCTACGTCGTTGGGCAAACTGCGTTGAGGATGAGTCGGCGGCAGACATTGAGAACGATCTTCGTCTTTTGGCAGCGAAGAAGTACGTCATCGTTGATATGGATTGCGAGGAGCTTCTGATTCGCTCTTACCTTAAGTGGGATGGTGGTTGGAAAAGCCCGAACATGATGATTTCAGTGAAAGCTGCTGCAACGCAAGTACTGTCGGAGACCATCAGGGCTGCTGTCAGGGACGAGTTGGTGAGGCTGGACACATCTCATCTGCCGACGAAGGTGAGCGAGAAAACCGGGCGCAGCACGAAGGATTTCATCGAGCTTTTGATCTCTCAGATTCAGGAAATCTTGGAGCTTGACGAACAATCCGATGCTGTTCTCAACTGGGGTGTGAATGGGTTAAATGAAGATAATTTAACCCATTCCGAAAGGGTTAAAAAAACAAAAATTAACCCTTCCCGAAACCCTTCCCGAATGGGTTCACTAACTACAACTACAACGGCAATAGATTCAACGGCAATAGATACAACAGATACAACAGATACAACAGATACAACAGATACTTCTAACGAAGTATCTATTTATCACCCAAAAAAATCGAAGGCTTCGAAAAGTCTGATTCCCGACGACTGGAAACCGACCGACTCTCATCGCCAGCTTGCCGTTCAGAAAAGCATCGACATCGAGGACGAGTCGGAGAAGTTTCGTGACTGGGCTATCTCCAATGCGAGGAAGTACGCGGACTGGGATCGGGCGTTCAGCAACTGGCTGAGAAACTCTCAGAACTTCAACCGTTCTCAAAAGCCTTCCCGGTTTAACGAGAACGTGGCTGTGGTTCAGAGCATGTTCGGTTCTCAACAGCCGACGCAGTCGATGCAGATAGGAGCCGTGAGATGAGCGTGGCTCAAATGCAAGTTTTTGGTTTGATTATCTGGCTCGTGGTCAATCTGGGTTTGACTGCGGTGGCTTGTTTCTTGGGTTGGCGTGGAATGAATTCCGCGTATGGCTGGGATGACGATGTTGAGCTTGCGGCAATGGGGATAGGTTTGGTGGCTCTCATCTCTTGGATGGTTCTTGTGATTTTTCTGATGTGCGGAGGTCAGTGATGCTGAATGCTCAACAGGTGGGGATGCTGCTGCTGAAGGCAAGCACTTTCGACAATCGTCGTGTGACTCCCGAGATGATTCAGTCGTGGACTGAAGCGTTGAAGCCCTATGTGGGGTTGGAGGATGCGAAGCGGGCTGTGATTGAGTATTACGGCGATCCGAAGTGGGAGGATTCCTCTCGCCCGGCGTGGTTGTTGCCGGGGAATGTGAATAAGCGGGTGCAGCGGATGCGTACTGAGAGGGTGGATCGGTTGCTTGCTTCCGCCGAGCAGCAGGTGACTGGTCCGAACGTGTGGGAGGCGACTCGTCAGCTGCGTTCTGCGATTGCCGATGGGGTGCCTGTTGCCTCTGCCGTGGCTCAGGCTCAATCTACGGCAGCTCTGCCGGTGTTGGAGAGCAAACCCAATAAAGTATTCGTCCCGGAGATTAGCGCCCGCGAGAGGGCGTTTAAAAACGTTTTTAGGAATATCCCGAAGGAGGTTACGGGTGGCGAGTAGACAGCAGCAGGAGAAGGCGGTGAAGCTGATTCGTGAGCTTCCCGCCGATGGGCGGATGGATTATTTCATTTCGACCGAGACGGGTCTGGGCAAGGCTTACATCGAGGCGTTGCGCAAGCGGATTCTCGGGTTGAACGAAGGCGAGGTGGAGGGGTGGTAGCGTGCATGTTTTGCGACGTCAAGGCCATGGCTGGCGGCGTGATGTGCTCGGCCTGCTTGCCGTTGTGCGTCAACGGGGTGAATGCGATCCTGAGCAATCTCACCGAGCTGCATGGCACGGCGTTGGGCATGGTTCGTCCAGACGGGGGCAGCGAGGTTCATGCTCGTGACGGGAGTTCGAGTCCGATGCCGTTGCGTGAGTCTGCGTTGCGGTTGGAGTCCGAGGTTCGCACGTGGCGGCGCAACTCGGGCGTGGATTCCGGTGATGTGTCGAAGCTGCTGAAGACGGCGTATGAGCGGCCCGAGGTTTTCCGTGGCGTGCCGGGAATGGTGGCGAGGTTCCGCAGGGTTCTGTGCCTGGACTCCTCATGGCCCAAGGCGGTCACGTGCCGAAGTTGCGGCGCTCACATCCCGTGGGAACCGCATTCTTTCATCGCAGCGTGCCCAGAATGCTCTGTGGTGACCCGAATAGACGAACGTGAGTCATTGTTGCAGAATGTGGTCGATGGGCGGTTAGAGGGGTCTCCAAAGCAGTTTGAGGGCATAGTGAGCCGATTGGGGGTGGTGTGCAAACCGCAGCAGATGAAATACTGGTTGCGCTCCTCGTCCCACGCCCGACACTTGCGCAAGGGAGTCTGGCAGGTGGACGCACGGGAGTTCTTCACGGAGATATCCGCGTAATACGCGGCGTGTTGTGCCCTTGACACCAACCGTTTTTACCATAGGGTTGAAAGAGTGGGAGAAGTTGAACAGCCCGGAACGTTGTTCTTCTCCGTTCGAAGCCCTCGCAGCAACAACTGCGGGGGTTTCGTCGTTCTCATGGTTTCCTTTCTGGTTGATTGACAATTGCTCGGAGCGTTGGTTTTCGTCATTTCCCAACGCTCTGAACGCCCCTCTAGCTCAAAGGTAGAGCAGCAGACTTTTAATCTGCGAGTTCAAGGTTCGAGTCCTTGGAGGGGCACGCGCTGTTGTAGGAACTGTGTTGCGCGATTGGGCGCGGAAGCAAAACCTACCGAGAGTCGCCGTGGCGCCGCTCTCGTTAACTTCAAAGGCGTCACGTCAGGCTGATTGGCAGAGTGGTCGATTGCAGCGCCTTGCTAAGGCGTAGAACATTTCAAATGTGTTCCAGAGGTTCGAATCCTCTATCAGCCGCGAGGTTCTTACCCACGGGATTAGCAGCCCGTGGTTTTCTTCCCTCGAAAGGGTCTTGTCGCTTCGACCTGGACTTATCCACCGAACGAAGCGACACGGTGGATTCTCATAGCAGTCAATTGAGGCGGGCCGTAACCCCGCTGCCTTCGGGCTACGCAAGTGCAAATCTTGCATCCACCACGGCAGCGTAGCTCAGTTGGTGAGAGCTGTATGTCAAAGTCGCGGGTTCGAATCCCGCCGCTGCCGCTCAGACTCCCGGTCTTTCGAACGACTCGGGGAGTCCCCGACTCCATTCACCTCCGGTCGGGTAAGCATGGGTACCCATGCTTGTGTTCGAACGTGAAGCCGTCCCGCGTGAGTGGACGGCAGAGGCGGGCACGCTGAAATGCGGTAAGCCTTGGTCCTTGCCCAAGCCCACTACCCGCTTCGAAAAGCGGCATGGAGTTCTTCGATTAGCTCTCCATGCCGCATCAGCAGCCCCGGAACAGAAACCGGGGTTGCGCCATTCTTGCCCGGCCACGCCAACAAACAACAATCCAAAACAGTTCGTGAATCGTGCTCTAAACAATCACACAACTGGACGCGAGCCGGGCATCATTCTTCAGAAGGAGCAGCAAATTGGGATCAGTGCTTGACGAAGTAGCCAAACGAACCGAAGAGAAGAAAGCTCGACGGTACAAGAGAGGGGTCGAGAAATTCCTTGACGAACACCCCGAAATGAAGCCCGACATCATCGCAGCAGTCAAAGACCAGACGTATTCATTACCCACGATCTGGGGCGTGATGAGGGACAACGGTTATACGCTGACGTATTCGAGTCTCAAGGATTGGTCGCATAAGTATCGTGACGCTTAAGGAAGAACTCGACGCCGCGCAAGCACGCGAAGACACGAAGAAAATAGATCAGGAACAACAGCCGTTCGTCGAGATCAAAGGCGATGAAGGACAGTCCTTGCGCTCTCTCGCAGCCGATCAGGTCAACGATGACGGTGAGTTCATTGGGCAGCCCGAAGACCTCTTGAAAATGGCTCACCTCTCCCCTGAAACTTGGGAGGTTGTTCCTCAAACCAACCAGATTTGGCTCAAGGAAGTCGGTTCCGGGAAACGTCGCAGCATCTTCTTCAGGTTCAGGAAGAAAACAACCGAGAGCAAATGGCTTTCCGAACTCCTAGCCAAGCAGATCATGCCCATAAACCGCACTGACGCGGGCATGGACGCGCAAGGAGACCCACTCGTGGTCTGCTTTGCCGATCTGCAATTAGGCAAGGCTCAAGAGCGTTTAGGTGGCACTCCGGAACTCATCGACAGATTCCACAACATTCTCGGACAATTAGTTGATCTCGTCATCGAGGAGAACCCGCGAGAACTCGTCATCGCTGACCTCGGTGACGCTTGTGAGGGCACCAGCAACCACACGTCAGTTAGTCAGGCAGTCACGAACGATATTCCACAGTCCGAGCAGCTCAGACTCGTGCAACGACTCCTCACCGAAGCGATCATCAGTCTCTCTCCCTACTGCGGTGAAACCATTGTGACAGGCGTTGACAGCAACCACATGCAGGAACGCTTGGCGAACGGGAAACAGAACGGTCACGGCGATTACGGCGTCGCGAACCTACGCAGCATCAAAGACGCTTTCGAACTTTTGGAATTTAACCTAGAACCCAAGTTCGTATTGCCCACACCGCTCGATTCCGGCACTCACATCAGTGTCGAGGGATTGAACATTGCATTCACCCACGGTCATGACGCAGGTACCGTCACGAAGATGCCGCAATGGTTGGCGAACCAAGCGGCAGTGCAGGGAAACCCATACGGAAAAGCCAACGTGTGCTGCTTCGGCCATTTCCACCACTTCACAGCAGTATCCAGCCGCAAACGACTCATACTCGGCTGCCCAGCACTCGAATCAGGGTCGAATTGGGTAGAACGAGCACAAGGCGAGGTCAGTGACCCCGGTGTACTCACCTTCAGAGTCCACAACCACAAATTCCACGGGCTAAGAATCTTCCAAGAACAATGAGGACAACATGACACGTCGAGAACTCGCGTACTACCAGTACAAGCAAGCAGATGACCTTCTAAGAAAAATCTTCCAGCGAATGCACGACCTCAACATGTATCCAGACGGTATCGAGGACGCTCTCGGAATAAGCCACGAGTTTTTACTTGATATCGAGACTGGGCGTGAACCATTCCTTGATATGCTCACCGATTTCGCATTGGAGTTGAACCTCAAAATCACCTTCCAAGTCGAGGAAATCAATTGAGCAAAGAACCCTCACTCTTCGAAGAAATGAACAAGATCAGCGAACAGTTCAGTCTCGCTTTCAAACCGATAGGCGATTCAATGCAGAAAGCGTTGACGGCTAACCTGATTGCTTGGCCGAGACCGAGACGTGATTGGAGAAACGATGAGCATAGCATTTGAGGGCATTTACAAGGCCGAGATAAAGCGCGAAGAACTCCGGAAAGCAACAGTCACGTTCACGGACACGAAAACAGGTGAGAAAACGATTCTGCGACTCAAATCGGATGATGTCGCAGTGAATATGGGCAGCGACGACTGGCTGCGCATGAACCTTTCAAACATTCCATGCACGGAAATCAAGATGGACGACATATGGAAGGACGGAGAGTATGCCACACATAATATTTGACGCTATGCCGCATCTCAGAAGAAGCGAAATAAAAACGTGCGTCAAAGATCCTGAACAATACAGGAAATTCATGAATAAATACGCTTTCAAGACACCTGAAACCGCGAATGTTGCTCCCGCCGAAACAATTCAGGCTGCGATTGACGGCGACCGCGCGCAAGACGACACCGCGTTGAAATCGAACACTTTCGTTGATTGGGAGAAGAGAAAACACGTGGAAGACGATAAGCCGGTGACGTGCCATGAAGCACAGGAAAAGGTGTTGAAACGTTTCGAAGAAAACAGTGAAAACACCGCTGTGGACAACCTTGTCATCGTAAATCACCAACACTCGAAACAACTGGATAAAAACGGCGAAAGCGCTGATTATATTGTTGGACAAGACGGCAAATCAATCCTTAAAAGGTACCCCGACCTCTATGTGGCAGCATTGGCAACCAAGCCGATTGAACGACTCACAAAAGCCGCTCACTCTCTACTAGACCACTGCAAGCCCGCGCACGTGTCACGTTATGTGGATACGACGCTCACAGGCGTGAAAAGGCGCGTGGAGCTACGAATCTACAGCACTGCCGAGGGTATGAGAGCGGCTGCTATGTCACGCATGAGGTGTGAAGCCGCGCAAGACTCGACGCTAGAGGAAACCGATTACTCACAGGCTGAAGCCGTTACGATGATTCACGGCGGGCTGGTGGACGAGCGCACAGGCGTAACCACCTACCCCCAGTCACCGAAACCCGCCGCAACCATATTTTTGAACGAAAACAACCTCACCGACGAAATACTGCTGCATGAAATCACTCATACGGCACTCGGATTATGGCGCAACGACTGCATCCGCGACACCGATTCAGCGGAAGACATTGAGTTCGGAGACAACGAAACCATCGCCTACTTGGTGAGCGAACTCTACACGACCATCAAAAAACATGTGTTGTCCTGAAATCAACGAGCCATTCCTTTTATGTGAGAAGGAATTGCGCTTGATGTACCAGACCATGAAGAAAAACTTGGCACGTAAAGAGGAAGAGAGAAACCTTAGTGACAACACTCATGAAATGCCCCACATGCGGAGCAACCGTCACCACAGGAAGAATCTACTGCACCAATTGCGTGCAAACATTCGGAACCAACCTCGCCAACATCGGAATCTACTATGAAGACGTTTACGCGATCGCAGCCAAGCAAGCAACACTCAGCATTCACAGTGGTGGGCACACGACCAAAGCGCACGCGCCACTACTCATGAACTCAGACGGATACGATTACTGCAACCAGTTGGCCGATAACGTGAACAACATTCTCTCCACACTCAACTATGGGCAGCATGTGCAAGCGGGAGACACTGAAAAAGTCAGCAACCTATATCTGCAATTAAGCCTATGCGCCGAACACGTCACACACTCCCTGAAAGCCACGGAACTCATGCATGAGACAGCGGTACTCGCGAAACGTCTGCATGTCATGCTCACGCGCGAAACCGAACTCAAATACGTCGGCAACTGCGCAACCTGCGGTGGTAGCGTGTACGCAAGCGACGACGACACCTACATCAACTGTCCTGAGTGCGGACAGTATCTGAACCTGAACATTATGCGCGTCATGCAAATGCAGCAACTCGAAACCAGCAACCTGAACCTACAGCCCCAAGACGCTGCCAACCTACTCGAATACAAAGGCGTGCACGTTCGCGCGAACACCATCCGTAAATGGGCTGAACGCGGCAAGCTCACAGCTATGGGAACAGACAGCAAAGGGCACAAACTTTACCCATTGCAACAGATCATCGAATTGGCAGCACGGAAATAACGTAATCCAAGCAAGACGATTCATTCAAAAATCGAGCGTTCGTCTTGCATGAAACACAAGCCCGTCACTCTTCCGGCTTCCACTCCCTCAACTCTTCAACGCTGTGGTCTGTGTCGCCAAGAATCTGATAACTACCGGGAGTCAGCTCCACGCTCAACGGCAACCTGTCGCACGTAATGGGAGTCCCGTTGACCTGTTCAAACACCAGTTCCACATTGATGAAACCTTGCGGATTCCGCACCAGTCGGATAGGTGGATTACCGTTACCGAAGACTATGAGCGGCCTGTTGGTGTTCTCATACGCGGGATCATAGTGAACCGCGTTCAACGGGCGCCACCGCACTTTCACGCAACGCTCATCGTTCCAAGCGTCACGCTTACGCAGAGTCCACGTGTAGGTCACGTCGTCAATCGATGTTTTCTTCATTTCCTGATCCTTAATTTAAAAGTCCGAAACGTCGTGCCACGATAAGACAAACGTTCAGAATGAATTGTTCTAAAGAAATCGAGTAATGCTCGAAGCATTCAGATATAGCGCACACTGCGGTCAACAGCCAGCTCAATGAAGTCCGCACAAAGCGGATACAGAAACCGTACCACAAGCGCACTCTCATCTTTGAGAACTCAAGAGAGATACGGCCATACCCACATCTTATTGTTCAAACCACTGTTTACGACATTAACAACCATGGAATCCACGTTGCTAAAGTCACTTTAACGTTAAAAGACAATTAACGCTCACAATAATCACCCTCAATCAAATCTTCTGCTGTAGCACAAGGCACTTGCCTTGCTTCTCGCACAGTCCTCGCAGTTCGAACGGGGTCACGCCACGAACACCCAAATATTGCGCACAGAACTCCATAACCGCTTCAACACTGTTCGTTGACTCAGTCCAGTCAGGCAATAACGTCAACGTGAGAAAATCAGGCGTGGATTCCAGCACAGCAATCTGCTTGATCGCATACCTAGCATTGAACAAATGCCGCACCACCACATTCAACGGCATCCGCTTCAACCCCACATAACCCAGTGCCTCACCATGCGCGTAATCGGCGCGATGATAATTCCTCAACTCGTAATAGCTGCTCATGTCACGCCCTCTCGTTGCTGCCGAAAATGAAACTGTCGATACGAAGCATGATGGCAGTCTTCAGAAGAAGTTCGTCCGTAACTTCACGCTTCGGTATCCAGTAAAGATTCGCTGTGACATCGAGCAATGCTTCCGAATTAATGTCGATTCCATCGGCCATCTGTTTCAGAGTCGTCTTATCATCTTGAACGACGAGATCAAACTTTTCGATGTTCTCACCGATAAAGTCCCGCAAGTCCTGCTTATACGAGTCTTCGAGACTAGCGAAGTATCCGCGTGCGTCGAAGAACTGAGTCATCTGCTCCGCGAGAAAACCTTTTATATTCGCAACGTTGTCGCTCAGCTTCCCGTATCTCTCGCTGAGCTGTTCCTTACTGAGGAACTCACTCGACTTCAGCTCATACGTGTATAAAATGTCGCCAACTATCTTGGTGATTGTTTCCTTTTCCATAATGATTTCCTCTCAAAGGTTGAGAGACGCTACACTTGTAGCACCTCAATGTTTTTTCGCTCTCATAACCGAAATAATTCGAGGTAAGTGGCTTGCTGCTCCATCAGCAAGCCACACTCTCAGTCACAGATAGTCACCGTCACAATCCCGCGTGCGAACAATCCAGACGGAAGCTGCGTATCAGGAAGCACGATCTGTAGATCTCTTTCTATCTCGCTCGACTCCCACTCCCACGTAGTAGATGAATCGGACGTTAGATAATCATCGATATATATCTCAGGCTCTTCCGTGTGTCGCTCGGCTTCCAAAACGTTTGTTATTTCTTCAGCAGCATCGTTTGTGACTTTCTTATTAAGTCCGATAGTCCGAAACTGTGTCCAGTAGTTATCGATTACCAAGTTATGACTACTGTTAGTCACTGCAATTTTCAGATACTTTGTCATTTTCTTTTCCTTAAGTAGTCGTTTCATGTGGTCTTACGGTCGGATAATCGATTATCTCGACGCAACCACGCTTCCAAAGTTCGTTTAAGCCACTAATTTCAGACCGAACTTCTCCAAATACTCGCTGATTCGAGCTTCCTCGCTCAGATCTGATCCACGCTCATAACCCTGCTTCCATGCCACCACAGCTTTATCCTTGGTAGCCGCCACGTAAGCGACGCGATTGTGCAGTTTCCCGAACCGACGCGGCTTCACCTTCATTGCGTCCAGTTCCTCGCACGTGTTACTACCAACAGGAACCACAGCAGAAACAACCTTGGTTGCCTTAGCTTTAGCCTTTTTAATCGGCTTGGGTTTCTCAGTCTTAGGTTCCTTGACTTCAGGTGTCTTATCCTCAGCGACCTTGGCTTCAGGCATAACCTTTACCGGCTCAGCAATCTTCTCTTCCTTGACTGCAGGCTTCAAAACCTTTACCGGCTCAACAGTCTTAGCCGTCTCAACTTTTGAGGTCTTCCTCAACTTTGATTGAGCCTCACCATCCTCAGCCATTGCATCGTCACGACTAACAGCGTATCTAATAATTTCAGCACCCGGATTCTTGGCTTCCCCCAAGAAACGCATAGGGCTCAGCAAACCGCTAACATCATCACGACTACCAAAAACCTTCCACGCTGCCATATACTTTTCATCGTTGGTTGGCTTGAAAATAATCGTGTTCCCAGTGTGCTTCTTAGTGCCGTCAGCCATCATCGAACCCATAAAACTCACGTAATCAGGATCGAACGCAACCCCAAGGCAAACGTGCGCATTATCGTTTACGTTTTTATAAAGACGCTCAACAGAAGGGTATTGAATGCCGTCAGGCTTTTCCCAAGCACCAGCCTTCGCAAGGGCAGTGAATGTCAGACGGTTCTTAGCGTCTGACAGTTTCAGCCACTCTGCCAGCACTTGCATAGACACCATGCTTTCGTCTTCCACATTCATCATTTCGGGAACATGGGCGATATCCCAACGCAGAAGCAGAATCCTATTCGTGTAATAAACGTATTCCCCGCGCTTGCACAGCATCTGCAAAGCCGGTCTTTTTGAGTCCGGCTTCATACTCGCCACCAACGCTCTAACCTGTGCTTTAGTAAGATAGCCCTTTTCAAGCGTGCTGACATTCCGCAAACTTTTGTTAAAAGCGTTCAACGCAATCTTCATATACTCATTAGCATTCGTCATTTCAACCACTACTCCATTCATAAAAAAGTTTTTTGATAATCAATTAGCTAGTTCTTATCAGTCGTCATCTTCATCAGGGCCGGGTGAAGTGCTCCAAAAAACAGAGTCCAAATCTTCGCCGGTAATATCCCAAAAATCATCATCGAATTTGCCGAAAAGAATATACGTCCCGATACGTGCATCACTTCGTAACGTATTCTCACTCATCAAAAAGGAAGTCTTCACCCATTCAGTATCATCATGGAACACTGCATCAAAAGTATCCTCGGAAACAACGCCGTCCCCCACATACCAAATACCCTCATCTACATCAAAGTCATTTTCTCCGAAGTACGCACCACCGAATTTTCCGTAAATGCGGGAAACCAAATCTATCGTGACTTTTTCCGCTCTCTTGTACCATTCTGTTTGTTCTTCTGGTGGTACAAGGTCGTAATATTCATCTACTTCCCCGTCTTGCGATAAGTGTTTACGTCGCCCAATTTGATCTAACGCTTCATTGAACGTCAACCCGCCAACCGTCTTTTCTTCGATACCCATTTCAATCCCCTTAAAAATTGTTGTTAATGCTTACGTCCCGCAAGCCATTGCGGATAAACCCGGTAAAAACGCTGCACGCCCTTACGCCACGCTGTCAGGTAAGCGTTGTGCACCATGCTCTGTAGTTCGTCCATGACCTCAAACGCTTCATCGCACGTAAAATGCTTGGTTAATAACGCCAAAGCCCCGTCACAATATTCATCTTCCATAACGTCCATGTAGCGTTGCTGATACTCAAAGTCATAAAGGTCGGCTACATCACTACCACGTCCCATATTCTCAGGGGACTGCAATTCTTTTAACGCTTGTACGAAACCCTGAAACACATTCATCTCGATACGCTCGATAACAACCGGCAACTCTTTAGCCGCGTCCACAATGAACGACGGCGACTCTTCCACTGGATAAAACATGATTACTCCCCCACAATCTCGTTGTCTTGCAGCACGTCGATAGCGTCCACGCCGTCCAACGCGTTCCGCAGCAAATCATCGGAAACCGGCACATCGATATCATGAAGAACCATGCCGTTACGGTAGATACTCACGCCTTGCGGAAGCTTGGAATTCACGTAACCCAGGTAATCCGTAACACACTGGTCGATATCAAAATCGCTTTCGAAACTGCCCGCCACATCACGAAACAACTGTTTAAAATCAGGTACCACACTCGTATGAAACTCTGTTGTAGTCGTCATTTGAATACACTTATCCTTACGAAAAATAAAGTCTTAAAAAATTAGGATCTTTGGGAGTGCTCAACCAAAGAGAGCACTCCCCCATAGAATCCAGCGATAACACCGGAGAGTAGAAACACGTCACACGCTAGCGACATCAAATGCTGAAACAACATGTCACGCGCTCACAATCTTGTAAGTGCGGACTGTCTTGAGCGTGCCAGTGGGGTCGATGGATACTAGGCGATTGCCTTGCAGTGTCTCACTACCGCCTAAGCCCTTGAAGAACCGCATAGTATCCTCTGAGGTCAGGCGCTTCCACTCATCCCAAGTGGTGACCTCACTGCATTTGTTCTCCATTTTGAAACGCTTGCCAACCTCAGCGCGCTCATACTCTTCTGTGATAATCTCAATGTTCTTCATGATTGATACACCTTTCCTCTTTGAAAGGCGTGTATTATTGACACCACCTTTCAAAGCTAATCGAATTGTCTTGAATAGGTAACTCGTGCCGCACTAATTCCTAGTTAGTGCGGCACTACTTTTATTAGTCTTTTAATAGTTTCTCTATAGGAACCCGCAACGCCTTAGCTAACCGCTCTGCCGTGTCCAGTGTCATATTTCGCACAGGACGCGCGCCTGTCTCATAATCGCTAATCATCTTTTGGGTTACGCCCGACAGCCTGGATAACTCGACTTGCGTAAGTTCCCTGTTTAGTCTCAAGTCCTTCATACTCATACCTGACATTCTATGTCATAACTCACATATTAACAGGTATGTCCGTATCGCTCTTAAGTTCTCAAACGTCATAATCATTGGATTGTGTCGCGCAACCAACAAGCACCGAACGTCAATCCGAACAACTTCGTATATCTAATACTACGTTACTACTCACATATTCAAAACCCGGCGTGTCGAGCTGAGGTATTTTGTTTCTGTTGAAACCGTGCCATTCGTTGGCGTATCTCAGTAGCAACTGCGTTAAGTTTTGGTAAGGCACAACAGTACGTGAATACTCACATAATCGCAAATTGAGAACGACAAACGTTGCAAACACTTGCGTACATCGGCGTGTCGTGCCCTTGACTAAGACGTGTCTTAGGGTTTAATAGATAATGATAATCAATATCAAAAGCCTAAGCCTATCCGCTTGGGCTGTTTCTTTATCCGAATCGAGACGACAAAATGACGTGCAAGACACGTAAGAAGAAGAAAAAAAAGAAATAACGCGCGCATGACGCACACACATGTATATATAACACTCTCGCTAGCGCTCAGCTAGACAGCCACGCAGTACAGCCCACACGCATGGCACAGCCACGCCCACGGGCACAGCACGGCTAGGGCTAGACCACAGACAGCACAGAGCTAGAGCGCAGCACGTGGCACGCACGTAAATAATGTGCGAGCACAAATATTCAACGTTTTGCCACGATTTTTCACGATTTTACAGGGTACCCCGCCGGGGAGTGTCCCCCAGGGTCGAATCCAGCGTCCGCTCGATGTCTGGTTCTGAGGCTGAATGCGTCTCAAAAGGTTTTTGAATGAAACGTTGAATGTGTTGGTTTCCCTTATTTTTCACTCTGTTTGGAGGTGTGATGGCTTGGTCTACTTCTCGGCGTAAGCAGCGTCTCCCTTCTAATTGGGCTTCGTTGAGAATGCAGTGTTTGCGGCGTGCGAATTTCCGTTGTGAGCATGTGCGTTCGGATACGGGTTTTCCGTGTGGGTTGCCTGCGAATCAGGCGGATCATATTGTTCCGAATTTCGAGGGTGGTGGTGACGAGTTGGGTAATCTTCAGGCTTTGTGTGAGTACCATCATGCGGAGAAGTCGAGTGGTGAGGGTGCTCGTGCGGCCCGTAGGTATAGGGCGCGGCGCAAGGAGAATGCCTTCTACGATCATCCGGCGTTCAAGTGAGCGCGTGTTTGGTTGCCGGTTGCCGTAGGGACGCGGTGACGCACAGCATGTGCAGGACTCATTTCGACCGGTGGCGCAATACGGGTGATGCCCGTAAGCAGCGTTTGAGCCGGGCTTGTTTGACGTGCGGCAGGTTCTTCGAGACGGATAGGCGTGATAAGGCGTTCTGTTCGACCAAGTGCCGTAGCCGTTTCAATTATCTTCAGAGGACTTCTCTTAATCCCCCTTCTCGTGACCCGAACCCGTTGCGTCCGAGCGTGTGGGAGGAGTTCGCTGAACCTGAGCCGGAGGAACCGGCGTCTAATTCTTTACGACTGTTCACCGTCGCTGACGTGTGGGCGAAGTCGGTCGAGTGCCCCGTGTGCGGGGAGAAGCTCGATGAGTCAATTGATCCCTTGTCCCCCGAGGCTGGTGTGCCGTCATGGCTGGTGCCCCTCGATGACGGTGGCGAACCCACTTTTGACAACAGGATCATCGTTCATAGAAAGTGCAAGGCGCGTCAGGCGCAGGGCGCTTACGCCCGTCAGGGCTGGAAGTCGAGGTCATCTCATGGCAGGAAACACAAGAAAGGCAAAGCAGTCAAGCATTCCGGTTCTTAAGACCGATGGTGAGCTTCGTGGCATTGATTTGCCCGATGGCCCAAGTGTTCTTCCTAGAAGCGCTGAATGGCATCCCCTTATTCCAAAGATGTGGGAGGAGTGGCGGCGTAGCCCTCAGGCCCAGCGCATGGGTACCCAATTGGATTGGTATGCGCTGCTGCGCACGATGATGGTGTGGGATGCGGCGTTGAAATCCGGTAAATGGGGTATGGCTGCTCCTGAGATTCGTCAGGCGCTCGCTTTGTTTGGTGAGACTCCTGCTTCCCGTCAGGCGTTGAAGTTCGATGCTCCCAAGGCCGATGATATGGCCGCTTCCGCTGGCTCCGATTCGAAGATGCTTGATTTGGAGAAGTTCCGTGAGCGCATGAAGCGTGTCGGCTGATGCATGATGTGATTCCGAATCTGTCCACCGAGGACAGGGTGCGGGGTTTGGGCATGTTGGCGGTGTGGTGGATCGAGACGTTCACCGTGGTTGGTCGAGGTGACGCTGAGGGTGAGGAGATTGAGCTTGCGCCCGAGTATGTGCGTTTCATTGCCAACTGTTACGCCTTGGACGCCAAGGGGCGGCGTCTTTTCCGCAAATGCTTCCTCTCCCGCCCGAAAGGCTCCAACAAATCCGGTTGGGGTGCCGCGTTGGGAATGTTTGAAGCGCTCGGCCCATGCCGTTTCGCTGGTTGGGCTGAGGGTGGGGAATCCTACACGTTCCTTGGTCAGACCTACTACTATCTTCCTGGCGAACCGATGGGCAAGCCCATTCAAAGCCCCGAAGTGTTGTGCCTTGCCACCGCTGAGAAGCAAACGGGCAACGTCTATGACTCCATCTACTACAACTGCATGAACGGCCCTCTGGCCCAACTGCAGGGTGTGGGCTTGGACGTGGGCAGAACCCGCATCGGATTGCCTGAGGGCGGCGAGATCATTCCGTCCAGCTCTGGGGCCGCTTCCAAGGACGGTGGCTTGGAGACGTTCGTCGTCTGCGACGAATCCCACTTGTACACCACTCCCCAATTGAAGTCGATGCACAACACCGTGAGCCGAAACCTCACCAAACGCCCCGACTCCGAACCGTGGATGTTGGAGACCACCACGATGTACTTGCCCGGTCAGGAATCCATCGCAGAGGAAACCTATAAGACCGGTCATGCGTTGCGGGACGGCAAGCTCAAGCATCGCAACAGACTCTACTTCGATCACCGGTATTCGAATCTCACCGCCAAGGACTTCAGCAACGAGAAGAAGCTCAAGCTCGCGCTCTATGAATCCTATGGTTCGGTCGCTAAATCCGATGACGGTAAAACCTATGTGTTCCAACCGGACGGGCAGATGAAGGAACTCCTGCCCGATGGTGTGACCGAAGACGGCTACCCGCTTTCGGCGTGCGAACCCGGCCCTAATCCGAAGGGTTGGATTCTGGTGGAGGACACTATGGACGAGATCTACAAACCCTCATCAGACCCCGGCGACATGACCCGCTACTACATGAACAACCTCAGCTCGGTCGATGACGCATGGGTGGACGAAGCCACGATCCAAGAGCATTCGGTCAACGTGGATGCCGGGAACCAAGCGGCGAACGACCACCTGCTCGACGTGTTCTGGCAGAAGTACATCAGCACCGACGACGAGATAACGATAGGCTTCGACGGCTCCGTATCCGACGATTCAACAGCCCTCGTGGGCTGCCGCGTCAGGGACGGGCTTCTGTTCCTCATCAAACTTGAGCAAGCCCCGGACGGCCCCGAGAAAAAAGATTGGCGGGTAGACCGCGACAGCTTCGATGGCAAGGCACGCTACATGTTCGAACACTACAACGTGGTCGGCTGCTTTGCCGACGCCGCGTTCTTCGAATCCATGATAACCCAATGGGAAATAGATTACCCCGGCTGCGCTCGCGTGGTGCCGCGTTCGAATGCGGAGAAGATGCGTTTCAGGACGAACGCTTGGCATCAGGACATGTTCAAGGGGCTTTCCGATATGAGGACTGCCTTCAGTTATGAGATGCGCACGGTCAGAGCTGGTGAGGATCCGGTTCCGGGCAACATTGGTTTGCTTGCCGACCCGCGTCTCATCGACCACTTCAGGAACACGCGTAGACGTGACCGTTCGTTCGGTTACCTCGTGTTCAAAGAGACACCAAATTCACCCAAGAAGATTGACGCGGCTATGGCCGGAATCCTCGCTTACATGGCACGCCAGAAGTATCTGGCAGTTGCTGAGGAAGAGGAGGAGGAGCAGTTCATCCCCATTCGCGTCTTCTAACAGATTCAGGAGAAAAGCATGGCTTCCTCGGTAGTCACCATGATTCAGGAAGACGAGGAGCTGGGTGGTGACGCGTGGGTAATGACACGGCTCGCCAAACAGCTCGGCGCTCGGATTCCCCTTATGTGCGAGGAGCAGGTTCTTTACGACGGGCGCGAGGACGTTCACGTTAGCGCGATTCCGCAGGGTGTGAGCAAGACCAGTTACGCGATCTATAAACGTTACACCAGTCTCGCCCGTGTGAACCTCGCTCGTCCTATCGTGGATGCGGTCACCGATCGCCAACGCCCCAACGGAATGCGTCTGACTTCGGGCAATACCGAAGGCGAGAACGCTGTTGACGACGCTTACGAAGCGTGCCGCATGATGCTGAAAATCAACCGTGCGAAACGAGACGTTGCCCTGCATTCACGCGCCTACTTCCTCGTTGCAGACGGCATGGGCACCGACAGGGTGGCCTATGTCTCTCCGTTCAATTGCTTGGTGTCGGAGAACGAGGATTCGGGCATCATCTACAGCTACGACGAAGCAAACTCCGTCGAAAGGGTCACGCTTCTCCGTCTCATCAGAAATGAGAAGGGTGAGGTAAGCGATATCTACACCCGTGTGGCGAAGCGCGAGAACTCGTCCCGCTCTCTGGTGGATGAATCCGACGACGACACGGTGAAGGTTATCGCGGATTCATGGGATACCGACCAACCCAAGACATGGGTTCCCGGAACCAACTGGGAATGGGAAGCCGCAGCAGACCATGATTATGGTTACGCGGTCAAGGTTGGTTCCCTACCGCTCATATCGGTGCAAAGCCCGGACGGGAAAAGCCAGCTCAGTCCCCACATCGGTGCATTGCTGCGTATCAACCAAGGCGTTTTCGACCGCATGTGCATCATCACGATGCAGGCGTTCCGACAGCGTGCGATAAAGGGCATCAAGAACACCGTCTACAAAGACAATGACCCCCAAGTCATCAACGGGCAGGCAAAAGCCGGAGATCAGATCGACTTTTCCAGCCTGTTCGCTATGGGGCCAGCGGCCTTGTGGATGCTTCCCGATGGCGCGGAGGTATGGGAGTCCCAGCAAACGGACTTCAGCAGTCTTCTCAACGCTGAATCACGCGACATCAAGGACTTGGCCGCAGCGTCGAACACTCCTCTGGATATCCTCAGCCCCGATGTTGCCGGTAGTGCGGAGGGCGCGAGTCTGAAACGTGAGGGCATCACCTTCAAAGTGGAGCAGCTCAACCAGATGGCATCTGAGTCCATTGTTCGCACCATGAAGATGGTGCTCGTGCTTAATGGTAGTAGTGACGCCGTCGATTCCCGTTATGAGATGCAGTGGCTCGACCCCGTGCCTCGTGATTGGCTCAAGATTTCCCAAGCGGCCATGAACTTCAAGGATGTTCTTCCGCCAAAGACCATTTGGAAAAAGGTCGTCGGACTCAGCTCGTCCGAGATGCAGGAAGCAGAGCAGGATTTGGCTGATACCTCGTTCCTGCAGGCGTTGTCCGATCAATCGGCGGCGCTCAGTGAAACGATGCAAGCGCAAAGCCCGGGAAGTCTTCAAAGCGAAGACGACTTCAGCTTTGAAGACACTGCCGACGAAGACCTTGGGAAGGATGAGGAACTGTGAGCGCGGTGATAGCCGCCGCCAGTTCCGCTCTGGTGAAGCAACGCAGCGTCATGACGCGCAGATACATGAAGGTCGCGGAACAGCTGCTGCGCTCTCTGAGTCCTTCCGACTGGTGGAATGATGCTGTGGTGATGGGAGTTGCGGATCGGCTTGTCTCCTCTCATCTGCGGCTGACTGAAATCTCCCGGCGTTTGGGAACCTCTTACGCCAAGCAGGTTTTGAGAGAGATCGGTATCAAAGCAGACCTATCAAAACTGAACTCGAAGCTTCCCGTCCGCTACGGTACTGATCCTCAACTTGAGTTAGCGAGATTCGCACAAGGATACCGCTCCCAAGCGGTGAAGCAACCCGATGTGCGTCCACTCTCGTGGGACAGTCCAGAAGGTCTCATCGCGCAGGAATGGGTCAACGCAGGCATCGCCCGGCTTGAGGAGCTTGCGAACATGGATTCCACCATGTCGACCACGCTCGCCACTCATGAAGCATTCCTCAAAAATGGGGTAACCATGTACCGGCGCATCATTCACCCCGAGCTTTCCCAGACTGGGGTATGCGGTTTATGCGTGGTGGCGTCCACCCGGATCTACCACATCAAGAACCCGCTGCCGATTCACCAGAACTGCAAGTGCACTGTCTCCCCCATCATTGACGGCAAAGACCCCGGTCTTGACGTGTCGCAGGTTGATCTCTCCCGCATCTACAAGGAGGCGGGAAGCACTTATGGGGCGGACTTGAAGAAGCTGAGAGTCACTATCGCAGAGCATGGAGAGCTTGGCCCTATTCTCACCCGTTCGGGCATGAAAACAAGTGATAAGGCCACCAAATGGCAGCTTCCTGATTCGGAGGAAGCCACGCGTCAGCTTGAAGCGATGCTCTCCCGAACAGAGAAGTTCAACGATCTTTACCAGAGGGTGTGGGATTCCGGTGGTGCGCTGACACAGCGTATCGACGGAAAGGATTACACCTTCCGTAAATCCACTCACATGAACGAGTCGTGGGCCTTCAACCGAAGGCTGGCGAAAGAGTTGCGAACCCTACTCAAGTAGGTTCGCTGATTGAAAGGATAAGGCAGAATGCCTAACCCAACAGACCCTGCTCAGGTTGTCATGGCCGGAGCACAACAGCCCGTCACGGGCACACCAACGCCAGCCGAACCGGCTGTGGAAGCTCCTGCAGAGGAGAAGAAAACCGTCAAACCCAATGGCGAGAACGGTTTCCCCACCGAAACCCCCATCGCTGAGATGACGGTGGAACAGCGCGAATCCTACTGGCGGTACCAGTCCAAGAAGCATGAGACCGCAGAGGAGAAGGCTCGAAACACGGCCAGCGAACAGCAGAAGCAGCTCGCTGACACGCTGCGCGAGAACGCCAAGCTCAAACTGCAGCGAGAGCATTCGAACCTCACCGACGATGTTTTCGAGGGACTGGCCCCACAGGATGCGACGGCGGAACAGTTGACTACTTGGGGCACCAAGATGGCGGCGGTTCTCGCCAAAGTCGCAACGCCGGCAGCACCGGCGCAGACCGAGAACCTTCAAGTAGAACCGGAGCCTAAGGCTCCAACGTTGGCGCAGACGGTCCGAATGATTTCCCAGCCCAAGGCTCCCAAGCCCACCTCCTCAAGCTATGAGGACACGTTCAAGAAATTCCGAAAGCAGTAGAAGGCGCCACACCTCATCCACTGCCGTTTCGCCCCCGCAACCACGGGGGCTTTCTTATACCCAACTTTATTGAAAGGAATGTCTTATGACAGCCCTTGGAGTATTCACCACTGGAACCATCGTTCCAGAAAACGATCAGGCATGGATCGTCAACTACAATGCCAACGCCGTTCGAGACGTGACTCTTTCACTCCCCGCCTTTCAGGGAGACAAGGAAGACACGTATCTCACCGCAGCCGACGAGGAAGCAACAGTCGGTTACCTCAAGGCAGGTATTCCACTCGCATTGATCTCTAGCGGTGAAGACGCCGGCAAGTTCGGCCCCTTCGACCCGGATGCCACGGATGGGCGTGCCGACGCGGTGGCAGGTTTCCTTGAGTCCCTCCACGAGATCACTTTCACCCGCTCAGGATGGAAGGAAACAGAGCTTTCCGCAGGAATGCGCTATCAGGGCGTGCTTGATCTCAGCCACGTGCCCGTCGAGATTCCTGATGGAACCAAGTTCCTTGGTGATTTCTACGCCTATCAGTCGGATAAGACCGTCACGGCTCTTAGCGGCGGTTCTGGTGCTGCTGGTTCGGCAGCCCCCACCATCACGGGTATTGCGGTTGATGCCGCTGGCGGCAAGGTCACTCTGACTCTTTCCGACCACTCCACCATCGAGGGCACTTACACCGCCTGACACCAGCCCCTTTCGGGCGCCTCCATTAACCGGGACGCAATAAGCGTCCCTTTTCTTTTCTTGAAAGGAGGTGTGCCCCCTTATGGCAGGCACACTCGACACTTCAATCATCACCCCAGCGGAAGCTTCCGCTATCGCGCAGGCAGAATTCGACAATGCTACCGACAATCTCCCCTTCGCTAAGATTCTCCCTATGAAGTCCAATGGCGGGGACACTCGTGTTCCTTGGAAGGTCAACGTCAAGCCCAAGCAGCACGTCATGGAATTCCGTGCATGGGATGCCGAAGCGAAGCTTGGTAAGACCGAAGGCGAGTCCGCTGGACTCTACGTCGATCTTCTCCCTCTCAGCAAGCGTATGCGCGTCACAGAGCAGGATCAGATCCGTGGTTTCCGTTCCGACCCGGCATTCCTCAAGAACATTCTCACCTCGTACTTCCAGCAGCTCGGCGCAGAAGCCGCCTACAAGCTTGAACTCGCCCGCGTTCAGGAACTCCTGACCGGCAAGCTCCTCATCGAGGAGAACAAGGGAAGCTACGACTTCAAGCGCAAGACCGCTCAGACCGTCACTCTCGCCGCCGACAAGAAGTGGTCTGTCGATGGAACCGACCCCATCAAGGACATTCTCGACTGGATCGATCTGGTGAAGAAGGCCGAAGGCTACCGTCCCGGCGCGATCATCACCAGCAACGAGGTTCTCATCTCGCTGACCACCAACCGCAAGCTCATCGAATACTCCTATGGGCGCGGCGAGACCACCGACCTGCCTCTGCGCATCAGCGACGAAGAGGTTCTCAATGTTCTGCGCAAGTTCGCTCACGTCAACGAGATTCTGCTCGCTGACGACGCCTACACCGCTTTGGGTAAGGATTTGACGGAATTCGGCCAGTTCTACCCGTCCAACAGTTTCCTTCTGGTTCCGAGCCTGAACTCCAACCTGCTTGGTTTCACTGCTGACGGCCCGACCGTGGAAGCCGATGACGCCACTTACGCAACCGGAAAGTCCGAGAACTCCGGTCTCATCGGTGCCGTCATGACCTCCACTGCTCCCCCTGCTTATGAGGCGTATGTGAACGGTTCCGCTCTCCCGGTTCTGCAGCAGGCCAACAGCACCGTTGCAGCGACCGTCATCTAAGGAGTCTCATGGCGACTACCCCTGAAGCAATCGATTACGTGAAGTGGATGCGGATTTTCGCCCAGACAAGCCCCGAGGATTTCAAAGACCGGCTCGGTTCGGAGTGGGTTCAGGAGATGTGTTTGACCGCTGCGGACAGGGCGTTCGCTGAATGCCCCTCCGCACGATACCGGTATGCGAACGGAGCGTTGAGCGAAAGGCTCTTCGCTTCGGTCGTGTGCGGAATGGTGTTGCGCGTGGCCCGATGGCGACGCATCAAGACCGAATCCAACGGCGCCTACGTCCACACCGATTACGAACCTCATCAGGTGTCACCCGGGTACGAGTCTTCCCCTGACCTGTTCATCACGTCGAAGGAGAAGAGCGTGCTTGAGGGCGATGCCGGGGGCGGCCCCATGGGAACCATCTACATGGATGTCGAAAGACTCTGGGGCAGGTGATCCATGGCATCGCTTTTCGTTGAGGATTCCGTTTCGGAACCGCTCTACCCTGATGGGCTGCCCGGTATGCGAGGGAACCTCAAATCGACCGGAGTGGTGCTCGTTCAACCTCGAAAACCAGTTTACACTCCGCATGGCTTCGATTTGGAGCCTGATGGCGGTTGGGTGAAGGTCATCTGCTCGGTTGAGGGTCATGCCCAATCCGCTGGAATGTTCAGCATTTCCGGCGCTGAGGACAAGACCCCCACCGAGCAGGGTGGTTTGAGCGAGGTCACTCCCATCAACATCATCGCGAACGAGTGGCCCGGCGACATCTACTCACGCATCTGGTATGAGGGCGGTTATTTCGACGCTGATGGTTCCCCGGTTCCTCGTGAATCGGGTACCGAAATTGCTCGCGGCGTGGAGGTTCACGCCCGAAGAGTGGTGTGGGATCCGTCGAATCTGATTCCGCAGCCGGAACTTGACCCTAAGGAGCGCGTATGGGGTTCGTGAAAATCGACCATGATATTGGCACTCAGGTTGCCGAACAGTTCGGCCCTGAGTTGACTCGCATAGCTGCCGAGGAGTATGCGGGGCGTGTCAAAGCGAAGGCTGCGGCTCGTTTCCCTCGTCTTGAGAAGCATATTCATGTGGAGGTTCTGCCGCATAATCAGGATCACCGCGTGATGATGAGCGTGGATGGTCAACCTCATAGGGGCAAAGACGGAATCGTTGACGGCACTGTGCCGGATGTGGCCGTCGCGTTGGAGTTCGGTTTCATCAATTCCCGCACTCATCGTCATGTTGAGGGTGCTCATGCGTTCCATGCGTCGAAGAAGGGGTTGATATGAGTTGGGGCGGCGATTTTTCGCGGCTTCGCCCTCAGATTGATGCCGAGTCTTTGATGTGGGAGCTGCTTCACCGTGATTACGAGGACACTGATATCAGTGTGCAGTCGGAGGTTTCGTTGCGAACGAACTTCCTCAGCGACATTGGCACTGTGGTCGTGTACGCGGTGGGCGAGCCACTGCAGGACGGAGGAATTGATTCGAACCTGTGGGAATTCCCGGTCACGTTCAGAGTCTACTCAAACAAGGCCGATTCGGCTTTCCAAGAGAGCGCGAACCTCAGGTTCCTCGTCAGTCGTTGGCCGTGTGAGGAACCAAGCGAATCAGGCTCCGTCAGTGACGTGATCCCTCCCGGATTCTACCGGGTCGCCGGTTCCAAGGAGAACGGCGGCAAGAACGTCAAAGAGTATGTGGGCGAATCCACCATCTGGGCCAGAGACCCATTCACCAAGTAGGACTTCGAATCTTCGGAGTCCTTTTTTCATGCCCGAAAACCGGGCTTATTGAAAGGATGCAGCATTGGCTGGCAATCTTGAAACACGAATCCAAGCGACTCGTGGAACTATTTTCTGGGCACCCGCAGAAACGGGTCTCCCGACAGAAGGCGTGAAGGCTTTCACTCTCGCCGCCGACAACATCACCGCCGATGGTGGTGCGTGGACTAACTTCGGTGACACTTCGAACGATAACAAGCTGAGCTTCAGCGCTGATGGTGGAGACGCTACCGTTCTCGCCACATGGCGTGATCCGGCTGCCCGCACCGTTTACGCGGATACTGAGATGACCGTCACCGCTCATTCCGTGAACGCGGGCAAGGAATCCCTCCGCATGATCTACAACGGTTGGGACGGTAAGGATGGTCACGGCATCATCGGTACCGCCGCCAAGCGTGAGAAGAAGCTCGCGCTGTTCATCCTCGCCCATGACTCGGGTGCTGGCGTGCGTTTCGGCATCTACCTGCCGAACGTGAGCTTCGTTTACTCGAACGATGGTTTCGTCGATGTGACCGGTGAAGGTTTCGTCGAGTTCGGTTTTGAAGCCAAGGTGCTCACCTCCACGAGCCTGCCCACGAACCCGGAGACCGGCGATCAGGGCAGCTTCGCCTTGTACGAGCCAGCTGAGTTCGTTGACGGCGTCGCTATCAGCTTCTCCGCTCCTACCGCTGAAGTGAAGGTTGGTGCGAGCGTGAACGTCGTAGCGACCGCTTCAAACACTTCTGACGCCGTTGTGTACGAGAGTGACAATGCAGCAATTGCCACTGTTGACACCAATGGCAAGGTCACTGGTGTGAAGGCTGGTACCGCAACCATTACCGCTACCGCTGGTGGGGTTTCCGCAACAATGGAAGTCACCGTAACAGCAGCCTGACGGTTTATTCTTCCCGCCCTGTTGATTTCCCTGTTTCTCCGGGGCGGGACTTCCTTTTGAAACAGGGGTTTCATAGTAGACAACTTTGAGAAACAGGAGATTCCTCATGACAGAAAACACCGAAAACACTGAAGACACCACAGAAGAGGTCAAGACCCCGCAGTCGTTCGAGGAACTGGGAGAGCAGGTCGAGATTCTCAAGACGCTTCCTCCTATGGTCGCTCCTCAGGATATGAGCATCAGCCAGAGCGTGAACTTCACCCTCGTCTTTGACCTCGTTATCGACAAGCAGTCCAAACTGTTCGCCAAGTCCGAGGAGAAAGACCAGCAGGGCAGGGCATTCCTCTTCGCTGAGATCGTCGAAACCGAAGCGAACCTTTTCCGTGAACTCGCCAAGAACAGCAAGAAGTTTGACGAATGGGGCAAGGGCGTCACCGCGCCCGCACTGTTCCAAGCGTTCGGCGCTCTCATGAACTTCTACACGGAGCAACTGGGAAAATCCACCGCTTCGAAGCAGCAGTCGAAGCCCACCGAATAGAGATCACCGCCGATTTCCAACGCTTGTACGGCGTGAGGATTCCTCAGGACACTTCTCACGCCGACCCGAACTGGCTCGTCAGTCTGCTGGACGGCCTCTCGGCGTACGCGGATTCCCTCTACACCGCGTGGAGGTTGGCGAACGAGCCTATCGACTCCACTGAAGAGGGTTCCGAACGTTTGGGCTGGTTCGGTTTCAGCCAGGACACGCGCCTGCTCATGGAGATCCGCAACATCCTCCACGTCGAGTTGGAGGCAAAAACCACAAAACCCGGGCACAAGCCCGACATTCATCTCATTCAACCCCCCAAGGTCGTTGAGACCACTCCCCCCGATGACGATGACGCGACGTTCGCGAGCATGGTCGCCTTGCTTGGTGGAGCTATGGGCTGACATTTCAGGAAGGGCATTCATGGCCGGTAAAACTCCGCAGGGCTTCTATTCGGGCGGCATCGTCGGACTCAACATCACGCCCGACACCTCCGATTTCAGACGCAAGCTCCAACTCAAGCTCGACGCCATGAACATGCCCGATGTTGACGTGGAAGCCAACATCGATGTGGACGAGGCCGGTTTCCGCGCGACCATCGCCAACATCAGCCGCACGAACCTGAAGTTCGCGGCGACCATCGATGGCAACGCGAAACCGTTGGAAGCCCAGCTCAAACGGTTGGAGCACCGCAAGACCAAGGTTCCCGTCAAATTCGATTTCGATTACAAGAACGCGCGCGAATACGCAGACCACCTTGTGAAGGGTCTCGACCCGGTGAAGAAGAACATCAAGTCCATGCAGGACGCGTTGTTCGATCTCCATCCGTTCGGTGACGGCTCGGATCTGATGAAGCAGGGAAATAAGGTTCGTGCCGAGATCAAGAAGATCATGGACTTGGCCGAGTCCGCTCCCGAGAAGACTTTTGGTTTCAAATACGCTTCCGAAGGCTATCTCAAGGTCGAGCGTGAATTGGAGTCGTTCGTCAGAAAGACGAAGGAAGCCAACGACCGCGAGGTTCGCGTCAAGTTCTATGCGGACAACGCGAAGGCCTTCGAAGACCAGTTGGACGGCATCAAGCGCAAGTACTTGGATTTGCCGAACGATATCTCCGCATCGTATCAGAGCATCGCTTCCCGTTTGCGAGAGGTCAGCAAGCAGGTCGGCGACAACCCCGATATCAAGTACACGCTGAACCTCGATACCGATATGCGTCGCGCGAAGGACAAGATCGAGGAGTTCCAGCGCAAGCACGACGAGCTGAAGATGGACATTGATTTGTCCTCGAAGACCGCTGCGGCTCATCTCGCGTATTTCACGCGTCCCCGCACTATTAATATTTGGGCTGATTTCAAGGGCACCACAGGTGGTCAGCTCATCGATGACATGCTCAAGGGCGCTACCGGTTTGAACGGTGTCGAACGCAACTTCCAGTCGCTGGTGAACACGTTCAACAATCTCGACCGCACCGTTCCCAAGCTGACGGCTGTTTCCGCCGTGTTGACGGATATCGGTTCGGGTGCGGTGAACGTGGCGGGTACCGTGGGTGGTTTGGGTAGCTCTCTTATCACGATGCTATCCGCCGCTCAGACGGCTCCTGCCGTGTTGGGTGCTGCTGGTGGAGCGTTCTTCGGCATCTATTCCGCTGTGAAGACCGCTTCCGACGAGTTCGATGTGGCGTCCACCAAACTTGGCGGCTTGAAAACCAAGGTCGGTGGAGCGTTCTGGGAGGACGCCGCCAAACCCATGCGCGAACTTGCCGACGAGATAGCCCCGAGCCTCATTAAGGGTTTGAGCGGTATCGCCGCCGAGGAAGGCAACATCGCCGTCCAACTCATGCGGGTTGCGGGAAGCACTGACGCTCAGAAGCAGATTCCCACCATTCTCGCTCAATCCGCCAGTGCCGTTTCGGCGTTGGCTCCCGGCTTGGATCACGCCGTCACCGGCTTCATCCGCTTGGGTAGCGCTGGAAGCACCTATCTGCCCGCTATGACCACATGGTTGAGCGGTATGGGCGCGAAGTTCGATGCGTGGAGCGAATACGTTTCCGACGCTGACCATTTGAGCAACGCTCTGAAGGAAACCGCCGAACAGGGCGGCTACCTGATGCAGATTCTCGGTAACGCTGGCGGGATTCTCGGCAACGTGTTCGGCGCGTTCGCGCAGGGTGAGAACGGGTTGCAAGGCATGGCGGAAGCGGCCCAGAAGGTCGAGGACGTCACCTCCAATTCCATGTTCACACAGACCCTGCTGTCGTGGCGTGATGGTGCTCAGAAAGCTCAGACCGAGATTCGCAGCAGTTTCGGTGAGATCGGCGCAAGCATCAACTCGTTGCGTGACGACACTGCGATTGTCATGGAGAACATGGGTGAGCTGACCGGCACCGTTGGTGTTGATATCGCGCGGCTTGCTTCCGGTATCGGGGACGGGTTGGCGACGTTCAGTTCCGGCGCTGTCAAGGGCGTTGGTTCGATTACCGATGCTTTGGCTGATGCCAGCCCCATGTTCAGTAATCTGCTTGAGATGGCGGGGCAGCTTTCCGTCACGTTCGGTGGAACGTTCTCCGCCACGTTGACCGCAGCAGCCCCCATGATCACGGGGTTGGCGAAGGGTACTCAGACGATTGCTGAAGCGTTCAACGCTCTCCCGGCGCCTATCAAGGGCGCCATCGGACTATGGATCACGTTCGGCAAGGCGGGTGCTTCCGCTGTTGGTGCTTTGAAGCAGTCGATGCTGCAGAACATCACCCAGACTCTTGCGGTGAAGAAGCAGATGGCTGAGCTTGGCATGAGCACCGATTCCGCTTCCATTGGTTTCGGTAATCTCACTAAAGCCATGATCGCGGCGAAGACCGCCGCCACTTCGGTTGGTGAATCCAGTATGATCGCCGCCACCGAACTGAACGCCGTGGGCAAAACCGCTACAGGGATTTCCGCTACCGGGGAAGCGGCTGAAGCAGCGGCAGCTAATTTGAAGAACGTTGGTTCTGGCGCGGTCGTTGCTGCTGAGGGTGCCGAGAAGGTTGCTGTATCCTCATCGTCCGCCACTGGGATGATGGGTAAGCTCAAGTCCGGCGCAAACGGTGTTGCTGCCGCTTTCGGTGGATGGTCTGCTATTGGTAGTGCTCTCGGTTGGGGTGCTGCTCTTGGCGCTTTGTCAATCGGCATGAGCGTTTACGGTGAGGAAACCCAGAAGAGCGCTGAATCCCAGAACTCTTTTAATGAGGCTGCCAAGCAGACGCCGGACATACTTAATGAGATGCAGACAGGTTTGACTGCGTCTGCCAGCACGATGCAGAAGAATTTCTCAGAGACGTTCGGCTGGTGGGACAAAACAGTCCAGGCGTTTTCAGGGATGGATACAACTGGCGTCGATTCCGCTTCGGATTCTATGCAGAAACTCGGTTTAAACAGTACGGAGATGGCGCAAGCCGCCACAGGCTCGACTAAGCAGTTTAATTCCGTGATGAAGGATCTGGATAAGACCATTGAAAATGGTAAGATCAACGATCCGCTCGGGAATACCTTCTCGCACAGAATGACCGAAGAAGCGTCTCAGGCGAAGGTCGTCAAAGACCGTATGAGCGAGCTGCGTGAACAGTACATTGATAGTTTCAGGGATAAGGCTGCTCTCGTCGGTAAGGGTCGTGAGTATGTCGAGCAATTGGTGAATGAAGGGCAGCTTTCCGATTCCATCAATATGACCCTCGCCACTCAGGAGGAACGCACAAAGAACCTCACTGCGGCGCAGGACAAACTCACTAGCGTTCACGAGTCCGCCAAGAAAGCGACCATCAGCGCAAACCAAGCGCAATCCGCCTATGCGGAGACGCAAGCCAGTATGACTGACAAGGTCAAGCAGGTTCAGGATCTTGTCAAGGGCGGGCAATCCGTCTGGGACGCTCAAGCGAACAACTTCAGTTTCGTGAGCGAAGCGGGACGCGCCGCTTCCGACTCGCTCTCCCAACTCGCTTCCTCTGGTAATTCGATGATCGAAGCGATGATTGAGTCCGGTGCGAGTTTGGAAACCGTCAAGGACAAGAACAAGCAGCTTGGCAAGTCGTTCCTTGACACCGCCGTACAAATGGGTGTTCCAGAACAGCAGGCCAAAGACCTCGTGAAGCAGTATCTCAGCACTCCAAAAGAGATCGAGACGCAGTTCAAGACGAAGTCCGACAAGGCTAAAACCGACATTCTTGAGTACCTGGGCTATGTCCAGCAGATGTTCCCTCCGGGGCAGCGCACTCAGGAGTTCAACACGATCATGACCGGGGTGAATTCCGGCGCGATTAAAAGCATCGATGAAGTGGCTCAGATGGCGGAGAAGCTGAAGAACTCCAAGAACACCGTGGTGCTTGATGCTGATAACAAGCCGGTTGTTATGAGTGTGACCGAAGCTGAAACCTACGCTCAGAAAATGGAGGACGGAACCTACAAGCTCAATATGGAGCTTGCTGGCGGCGACACCGTTCTGAACAATCTTGCCGAGCTTTCGAAGGCCAGCGACTCCATTAATAAAAAAGATGTTCAGATGTTCGTCAAAGCTGATGGCAATGCTTTGCTTGATGTGCCGAAGCTCAATGAGATTATGAAGAATCTTGCCTTCAGTGACAACGACATCGAGATTCTCATGCAAGCGAGCGGTAATGCCAATGAGGTCACTGGCAGTGTCAAGGAGAAACTTGAAGACCTTGGGCTGACGCCCAAGCAGATTCAATGGATTCTCGACGCTTACGACAAGGTGACACCGCAGATTGACGGGATCCTTGGCAAAAAGGGTACGTACGAACAACCTTGGAACAAGAATCTGAACGCTACGAACAAGACCGATTCTGCGGTTGACGCGGCGAATGGTTCTTTGAACAGGTTCCAAGACAAGAACATCAATCTTGGCGGTAATCCGAACCCCGTTCAGCAGCTCGTTCGAGACCTGAAGCTTCAGGACAAGACCATCAGCATTTTCGGCAAATACGAGGGGTTCCTGCCTGGAACGAACATTCCGAACGCACGAACATTGTTCGGAGCCGCAGCGACAGGTGGAGCCATCTCGGGGCCGGGTACGTCGACTTCCGACTCTATCCCGATGCTGCTTTCCAATGGCGAGTATGTCATCAAGGCTTCCTCGGTAGCCGCTTTGGAAAAGAAGTATGGTTCAGGTTTCCTGAACCGTGTGAATTCCACTGGTTCTGTTCCTGATTTGTCAAGGAAGTACACGAGTTCGGCTTTGGCTATGGCGAAGAACGCTTACGCCTCGGGTGGTCGTGTTCGTGCGGCTGGCTTGAGTATGACGGCCTCTTCCTCGGATTCCTCGTTGACAACTGCTCTTGATCGTTTGGATCGCACCACGAGTGATGGTTTGCGCCGTGTTGAGGCGGCTGCCGCGTCAGGGATGACGATCCGTGATTTTGAAAGGATGGTGCTGGATATTGTCAACCGATGACGCGCAGTTGAGTTATGTCTCGCCCAGTGCTCGTAAAACGTTTGATTTGGAGTCGGATGGCGTGTTCTTCGGTTCGGCTCCCGAGCTACGGGGTTTGAAGTGGAGCTACACGCTGGGTTATAGGAGTGTTTCGGGTATCAGTCGTGGTGCTCGTGAGACCAATGTGGATGCGAACGTGTTTGATTTCCGTTTGTGGGATGAGGTTCAGGCCGCGTTCCAAGCGGATGTGTTGAACAGGACTCCGGGAACCTTGCGTAGTGTGGGCATGGATGGTGGTGTGTGGGAGTCGGATGCGTATGTGTTCGTTTCCGCTCCCGACACTGTGATTCCGCAAGTGCGGATGATTACGCGGCTCACGGTGGTTTTGGTTGATGGTTTGTGGCGGCGTGACCGGTTGTTTCAGTTCATGCCTTCCGCCACCGATAAGGGCACTGATTTGGATTATCCCTATGACTTCGAATACGACATGGGGCCTTCCGTGGTGACTGCCATGGCTTCGAATTCGATGCTGACCCCATGCCCGGTTTCCCTTGTTTTCTACGGGCCGTGCACGAATCCCAGCATTGTGATGGGAGGCAACAAATACCAGATTAGCGTTTCGGTTTCTGCTGGCGGCTATCTCACCGTTGACGGGGTGCACAGAACCATCGTGATGACCACGCCCACGGGAACCAGCACGAACGAGTTCAAAGCCGGGTTGCGTGGCGATGGACAGGATTCTGGCAGCTATGTCTTCCAACCTGTTCCTGCTGGTGACAGCGTGGTCAGCTGGGATGGTTCCTACGGTCTTGACCTGCATGTTCACGAGGAATCGGGGACACCGCCATGGATGTGATCATCACCGACACCGCTCGCATTGATGTGGGCGCTATCACGGATGCGACGTTGGACTTTGATTTCGGTGTGGACGATACCACGAAGAACGATTTCACGCTTCAATTCCCTGCTGCGGCCGAGTTTTCGAAGCTGGTGGGCGCGAACAGTCTCGTCTACATTGATGGCACTGAATACGGCGGCATCATCACCAGTCAGAAGTCAAGTCTCGCGTCACGTGAATCCTCTGTCACATGGAGTGGTCTCACGTTGCAGGGCAAGCTGAACAAGAAGGTTCTTTCCCCTGATTCGGGTCAGGATTATCTGAAAGTCTCAGGAGCAGTCAACACCGTATTACAGAGCCTGCTGGAACGGGTCGGGTTGACCAGCTTGTTCCATGTGTCGGATGACTGCACCACCAAAAGCGTTTCATACCAGTTCGAACGCTACGTTCCCGCGTACACGGGCATCACTAAGATGCTCGCCGCGAGCGGCTTGAAACTGCACGCGAACTGCAACCAAAACGGGTTCTTCCTCAGCGCACTGCCTATCGAGAGCGTGGAGGATGTGGATTCCGACATGCTCGACTTCGACTCGACCCAAGACCATGGTTCCATCAACCATCTGATCGGATTGGGCGAGGGAGAGTTGAAAGCCCGCGCCGTATCTCACTGGTATGCGGATAAAGACGGAAACGTCAGTCAAACCCAATCGTTGAAGGGTTTGGACGAGATAGCCGCCGTCTACGACTATTCCAACGCGAAACTTGAGGATTTGGCGAAGGAGACCGAGAAGAAACTCAAGGAACTCCAAACCAAGGGCAGTGTTTCCGTCACCATCAGGGACACCACCCGAATGTTCGATATCGGGGATTTGGTCACCGCGAAGGACATGGTGACCGGTATTCAAGTGTCTGCGACCATCAACCGTAAGACCGTGAAACTGGATTCCGGCTATCTGAGCATCAAGTATTCGGTCGGTGAGACCAGCAGCACCACCACATCCCTCTCAGGTAGTGCTGAGGCCACGATAGGTGGCGGCCACACTTATTCTGCCGGCAATGGCGTGAGCATCGACAACTACGTGATTTCCACAGAGGTCACGAAAACAGACCTCGACGCCGTCACCACCACAGCGGCCCAAGCGAACAAGACCGCGAGTGATATGAGCAGTGAGTTCGGCGCGACGCAGAAAACCGTGGCCGAGCACACTACACTCATCCAAACAGCTCAAACCACGGCGGAAACAGCTGACGGGAAGGCCGTGAAAGCCCAGGCATCCGCAGACACCGCGAAATCCACCGCCGACACGGCGGTCACGAACGCAGCGAAAGCCCAGTCCGCAGCTGACAAAAACACCACCGCGATACAAAGCCTGACCACTGCTGATGCGGCTCTCACAAAGCGTGTGAGCACTGTTGAGACCGGTCTGAAAACCGTTGAATCCAAAGCCGACAAGGCGCAGGAAAGCATCGACGACTATTCTCCCCCGGTTGCAACCGCTACTGCCGTGGGCGTGGTCAAGCCGGACGGCAAGACCATCACCATCAGCAACGGAACTCTTACAGCGCACGGCGACTCCGAAGCCGCTGGATTCCTCGCAACCCATCCAATCGGCTGCGTCTACGAAACAACCTCACCGACCAATCCCGGCACCACGTACGGGGGCACATGGAAACAACTGCCCTCACTGAGTGCCTTCACTTGGGAAAGGACAGCCTAATGGCTAAAACCGGAAACTACTCAATGCTGCAATGCGACCGTTGCGGCAAGAAGGAATACCTACCGACCACGGGCCAGTACCCGAACCGCTGGTACGACGCGCGCCGTGTCATGGCGAACGATACGGACAAGAACCTGTTCCTGTGCGCGAACTGTTACGCGCAGTATCAGGATTTGATGACCGATCAGGACGCTGATTTCAACACGTACATGAAGAACATTGAGGAGGCGGCATGACCACGGAACTGATTACCGGATTCGCAGGTAAGCCACATATCGGGTCGGATGACATGGGCGCATGGAATGCTGGCACCATCGGCCCCGACACCTACGTGTTGGAGACCGGAGACCAATTGAAGTTCACTCTTACTGACAACAACAACGGAACATTGGGGACAGGCGACTGTTCCGTTGACGGGCGTCACATTCGTGTCACGGCAGCCGAGGAACTCACCATCGAATCCGGGACGCAGGGGCAGAAGCGTAATGATCTCGTCGTGTTCCATTATGAGAAGGATGCTTCCACGGGAGTCGAGACCGCAGTGCCCAAGATTATCAAGGGCACTCCAGCCACCACCGGCACAGACCCTGAAATCGAGGAGGCGAGCATTCTCTCTGGTTCCGCATCGAAAGACACTCCCCTCTGGCGTCTCCCCATCGATGGGCTGACAGTTGGCGAACCTGTTCCCTTGTTCAAGACTCTGCCCCCTTTGGCAAGCGTGTGGGATTCCGTAACCCCTTCTTACCCATTCACGAATATCGCGACCGGTGGCACGCAATACGGGACCGCGTATTTCTGGGCAAACGCTTCAGGATGTCATCTCGCGGTCCGGTGGAATTCGATATCCTCAGGCTCCTACGATCACGGAGTGGTCGGGCAATTGCCTGACGCGAGATATTACCCGCCCACATTGCTCGAGTCGGTGGCTGCAGGAAACGATTTCGAGGCGGGTGCGCGACGCTCAATCCAAATCTCGAAAACGGGTGCGATCACATGGAACAATCTCGGCGGCACCCAGACAATGAAGGCCGCTTACGCATTCATATCGTGGTGAAGGGTTTCCGTAAGTGAGAACGGTTCACAATTGCTGGAATGCAAGGCTGGTGAGGTGAAATCGGTCAACATCGCTTTCACTCATGAGTTCAGGAAAGCTCCTCTGGTTCTCGCTGCCATCATGAGCGTTCCGACCACATCCGACTATGGGACTTTGGCAGCATCGGCGGGAAACATCACGACGAAAGGCTTCGTCCTCAGTCTCGCTAATGCTGGTCAGTCTGGGAGGAATCCTCGTATCGGTTGGCAAGTGTTCCCAACGCTGTAGAGCTTTTGAAACCACGCATCTAGCTTTCCGTAAGTCAGTTGTCGGTTCAGCGCGGAAACCTCGCGATCATCAAGAACGCTCTTGCGGCGGGAGCGCATTTTTCTGCCGATGTCACATTCGACCGCCTGTTTGTGTCTCCGCCCGACGTTTTCGTGACGAGCGACGAGGTTGTATTCGTGGTCTCGGCCCCGTGAAATAACGACGACTGGATTCAAATACCGAATCCTCAATGCGGGAACCGAACCGAACATCGATGACCGCTATCCGAAATGGGTAGCGGTAGGAGAACTCGCATAGGGTTTCCGTAACCCACGTCGAATCAGTTGACTCGATGTGGGCGTATGGGGTGAAGCTGCATTACGAGAAGATCGGCAATCTCGTCGTCTGCAATGGTTACGGCGCTCCCACCAGAGATATGGGCTCTGGTGCGCGCGTCAAAATAGGTAGCGCTCCTCCAAAAGAATTCCTGCCTAAAAACTACGGGGTCATCGCCGCAGACGTTATCAACGGCAGAAAGTTCCAACTCGAAATGCAGCCCGACGGGACAGTGCTCTACACGTCGACGACGGGAGTGGAAGCGACCTACGTTTTCATCTACTCCGGTTGCTGGCTGGCAGAGTAATAAACGTCAATGAATCCGGATTTGATACTCACCTCGTTCCCGAAAAGAATGGTGAGATCTCCGGATTCATTTATGCTTATGCTCACACCACGATTTGGATAACTCGGGTGCAGAAAAGGTATCGGAACCATGGAGCCGCTCCCCAGTACCGCCATGCCAGATAAGCGCGCGATCTTGCTGCGCTGCACCGTTCCTACTTTTGCCCCAGTCGAAGGATTTGTGAAACTAAAACGCGTCGGGGATACGGAAAGTTGCACGCTTCTGGCTATGCGGCTCTGCCGAATCCCCAGTTCCCCGAACCCTCCAATATCTCCGTCTCCCATATCTTGCTCGCATCCTTGAGCACGTCCAAATCCCTCATCAGATAGTATTTCGCGGTTGTCTGGATGTTGCTGTGCCCCAGGCATTTGGCGACGATGCTGATGTCGATTTTGGCTTTCAACGCGTTGGTGGCCCATGTGGTTCTCAGATTCATTGCGGGCACGTAGGGCAGGCCGTTGCGTTCGCAGAAGCTCTTGTACTTTCGAGCGACCTGCAACGGGTTCAAATCACCAATCAAGCGGCCTCTTGGGTTGGTTTCCTTCTTGATTTCCTTCAGGCGGCGGCGCACCAACGGGCCAAGGACGAGGTCTCGACGGCTCAACGCGGTCTTCGGCTCCACCAACAGCTCATGCCCGTTGACCCATTGCAATCCCTTGGTTATATGCACCACTCCGCGACGCAGGTCGATGTCCTTCCATTCCAACGCCAAGCCCTCCTCGCGACGCAAACCAAGAGTCGCTGAAACCAGTAGCCATGCTTCCAATTCGTGCCCGAAGAATCCCGCCAATAGCTGGCGTAATTGGTTCGGGTGGAGCCATGGGCTTTCCTTGTGGGGAATCGTGGGCAAGTCCACCCCCCCCGGCGAACCGGTCGAACTCCAAGAACTCCCACCGAATCGCCTTCTTCAGGATGCTTCGCAGCACTGCCCATGCTTTGACGGCGGCTCCTGCTGTGGGAACGTCGCGCGCCCACTGCTCCACCATGCGCCTCGTGATGTCTTCCATCTCCATGTCACCGAACACGGGTTCGATGTGGAGCTTCCACGCCGACTCGTAGCCGGTGATCGTGTTCTCTCGCAGTTTCCTCTGTTGTGTTGGCAGCCATTCCTGATCGTGGAAGTCTCTGAGACGCATAACAAACAATCCTTTCAATCATGCGTCCTCTGACAGCGATAAAAGCTAGACGGGGACGCTCCATAAACCTTGAAAACACAACACGTTGCGTGTTGCTTTTCCTGCTCCTAAGGAGACCCCGCTTGTGACCATCAACGACCTCGACCCCATCGCGAAAATGCCGGCATGGGAGGTGCTTCTGGTAATCAGCATCATCTGTGTGGCTTTCGTGCTCACCGCCAAGTTCAGTCGTGGCGTCTCACGCGCTGACATCGATCAGAGCATCAGTGAGAACGCGACGTTGAAGGAGGTTCTCAGAAAACTCGACAACGACAACAAGCGCATCGAAGCTTCCGAGAAAATCCACTCCACATTGGCCAGTGAGTTCGGTGATATTAAGGTTTGCGTTCATCAGCTTGGTGGAACGGTGCATGACATTCAGCTCTCAACCATGAGGGCCGAATTGTTTCAGCACACCGATAGTCGTCAGATGCACGAGCATCAGCTCGACGTCGGCAAGGAATACCTGAACTCGGGTGGCAACGGGGCGGGTCACGTCCGGTTGGAACAGCTTGAGGACGATTACCAGCAGCGTCTCGAACTCAACGACTGGGATTACTGATGAGACAGCGGGGCGACCATGATTCTACCCGAAACGCTGTGCTGACACTCCTCATATTGGGCACCCTTCTCACGGTGCTCGTCATCTGGCAGCTTCCTGCCATCACCGCGATACTACGAGTCCTCGCAGCCTTCGCATAATTCTCTTCACATTCCAAACCCGCCCCAAACAGGCGGGTTTTTTCATGCCCAAACCAGCTCTTGAAAGGAGCATTATGAAGGATTGGAACAATCTCGTCGCCGACGAGAACATGATTCTCACGAAGCATTTCTATCCGGGTCGAGCCGGGCATTCCATCAAATACATCGTCGTGCATCATAACGCGGCGAATCTGAGCATCGCCGGCTGCTACAACACGTGGCAGACCCGCGAGGCCTCCGCTCACTATCAGGTGGACGCGAACGGACGCATCGGCCAGCTGGTGCACGATTACGACACCGCATGGCACGCAGGAGCCACAGCGAACCGTGATTCAATCGGCATCGAGCACGCCGACATCGACCTGAAGAATTGGACGATCAGCGACGCAACACTGGATAATGGTGCTCATCTGGTGGCTGCTCTCTGTCATGCGTATAAGCTGGGTCGTCCCCAGTGGAACGTGAACGTTTTCCCTCACAACCATTTCATGAGCACTGCTTGCCCCGGTGCTATCGCAGGAAGTCAGAACGCAGCGTATATGGCTCGCGCGCAAAAGTGGTATGACGCGATGAGTAACGGCTCGTCTCTCCCCACAATGAGCGTGAGCACGGTTCAGGCTGCTCCTACGCCAGCTCCTATCGCTAAAGGTAACGCGGATATTCGCGCGATCCAGAATGCTGTGCACGTGGCTGCCGACAACATTTGGGGTCGAGACACCGATAAGGGTACTTACGCGGTTCGTATGGCCAGTAACTATCACGGGAACAAGATGCCGTATGGGGTCGCTTTTCTACAGAAGACCGTTGAGTCGAAACCGGATAACATTCTCGGCCCGAACACGTGGGCTGCCCACACTGCCGCTGTGAAGAAAATTCAATCCGCAGTGGGAGTGAACCCCGATGGAATGTGGGGGCCGGTCACAGAACACGCGCTGGACGCAGCCTACGCTTCCAGCAACCACATCGTCTGAAAGGACTAACAACTATGGCAGAACATGCAATTAATGATGAAATAACCGAAACCGGGTACACGCCGGTCTTCGGTGATACGGTTCGCACAGTGATCTATATTCTCGGCCTCGTTGCCTCGGTCGTTGGTCTGGGCTTCCTCACCTTCGGTGACGCTTCCGTGGCCGCGTTCGTGAGCACCGCAGCAGGCATCGTCACCTCAGGCTTCGGCGTAGCGTACAACCCCGCGCGCATGGCAGCGAAATAATCAAAACAAGAATGGCCCCACTCCAATTCACATGGAGTGGGGCCATTACCTGTATCTAAAACGATGGTGCTTACAGCAGCCACAAAGCCCACGGGTTGAACGGTGTCCATGGAACCCTGTTTTTCACGTCCTCTTTCTCAAGTTGTTCCACGGGATAAATGTATGGCCGAGCACTCCGCATCACGTTTAGACCCTGATTCTCCAACCAATCCCACGAGCCGACGATAGTGAAGTCATTGTCCACCAAAAACTCGTTTTCCTCGATTTCCACCCCTCGGAAGGGTATGAAGTCCAGTAGAATCTGATAGCGTTCCTCATCGAAATGAAGCTTGACCTTCAGATTCACTTTTCCCTTGTTCTGCACGCTTCTCAACAACGCGGGCATCCGGTTAATCACAAATGTCTGGCGTAGGATAATGCCCCTAGGCTGTTGTATCGCGAGTGTGTTGCCATCCCAATTGTCGGGGGTATGAACGTTTGCCTCAATTATGAATGCTCCTGTAACGATCCGGTGTGACGCTTCATCGCGTCTGTATACCCGACGTTCGTCGGGAGCAGTTATCTGAAATGAATGCTACCACCTATTACGATGGGACGCATGAGCCAAGAGTCAGCAGCAGGAGAATACCCGCACAGTCGAATGCCGGAATCCAACGATCTCCAACCACGCTATCTTCGCTTGCAGGGCTTCCTCATCGACGTGAAAGCCCACTCCCCCAACCCGGTAGCGAGAAAACAGGCAGAAGCCGACTTACTCGCCCTACGGGACAATTCTTCTGTGGCATCCATACGAAAGCTGGAAAAGAGATGGCACCGTGGCAACTCTTTACATTAAGACCTAGCTCAATTATAGTGTCTAGATAGTGTCTAGTTGTGATAATTTAATAATCAGGAGTAAATGAAATTCGATAAAGACATCAGACTTTCACTCTGACAACGAGAGTTCGATTCTCTCCGGGGGTACCACTGGAAACCAGTGATTCCAAGCCCTTCGGGGCTTTTCTTTTACTCCACCAAAATAGAGAATTAGCCTATTTTCACCTATTTTAACCACCGATAGTGTCTAGTATAGTGTCTAGTTCCCTGATTGACCGGTGACGGAGAAAGCGCATCAGAATGGAAACGACACGCCGAACGGAGAAAAAACCCCGCAGACCGAAAGGCTCGGGCGGAGTCACCTACGACAAATCCAACAAGGTCTTCAAGATGACCAAGACCATCGAACCCGACCCCGTGACCGGCAAACCACGCAAGATAGCCGTCACCTACAAAAGCCTCAACCTCACCATCCTCAACCAGCGCATGAAGGTCAAAGAGGACGAGTACAGGAGGAAGGGACTCACCAAGGAGGCGTCCAGCCCCTACCTGCGGGAATGGCTCGACCGGTGGCTTGAGGACGTGATGAAGCCACAGCTCAAGCCCCGTACCCTCAAGACCTACTCCTCGCAGATCGAAACGTGCATCAAACCAAGCATCGGCGGCGTCCGCCTGAGGAAGCTGGAACCGAAGCACTTCAGGATGCTTGAGAAATACGTCACCAGCGACCACCCCGAGAAGAAGGTGAGGGCACGCAGCACCGCCACCGCGCAGCACGCCTACCAATGCCTGAGGAAGGCGTTGAAGGACGCCGTGGCCGAAGGGCTGCTCGACACCAACCCCGCCGACAAGGTGACCCCGCCACGAGTCACCGCCCAAGAGGTCAGGATACTCACGCCCGGTCAGGCGATGCAGCAGATAGACACCGAAGGGGACCGCATGAGGAAGCTCATGTGGAAGATGGCCTACGTGCTCGGCTTGAGGCAGGGCGAACGCTTGGGTTCCATCGGAAGCGAGATCATCTACATCGACGGAGTGGTGTGCATCAGGGTCGAATGGCAGCTGCAGTGGATTCCGAAGGCCGAGTTCCCGGCCAGCATCGAGCACCGTTCCCTCGGAGGTTCCGCGTATCTCACCCGCCCCAAGTCGAAGGCGGGCGTGAGGGTGCTGCCCATTCCGCCCGCTCTCGCAGTGGAGCTGCTCTCATGGATAGAGGACAACCACATCGGCCCCGACGACCTCATCTTCACACGGAACGGCAAACCGATATCACACAAGGTCGATACGAACTGGTGGAACGCCTCGCTTGAGATGGCGCACCTGCCCAAGGTCAGAGTCCACGCCGCCCGCCACCTCGCGGCCACCATGATGATGGAGGCGGGAGTGCCGGAGAACCTGCGCGTCATCTACATGGGGCACACCAAGGAGAAGACCACCATGGGCTACACACACGCCTCGTTGCAGGATCTGCTGCAGGCGGTCACCAAGACCAACGGAATGATCGAAGCGTCCACAACCCAAGCCGAATAACAGAATCCCCCGCAGTCACACCATCACGGTGAGGACTGCGGGGGATTTCTTGCGTTCTAGACTATTTCTGCTCAATAACCGCATGAGCGGTGGAGTCGTTATCGCTCCATGTGATCTTGTAGCTACCCCACGAATCAGTTAATTGCCCATCTGCGGGCGACGACTGACCAATCTTAGTCATTGTTCCGCTTGGCATATTCGTCTGCGCTTGGATGCACTTTAGTGCAGTGAGTCCGGTATTTCCGCCAGATGCCACTTCAAGACTTTTCCCATCTTCTGCAAGCTGCATTGCGTCGCCAGCAGATTCCGACTTTGCTTTGCAGGCGCTGTAGACCTCGCTCAATTGCGCCCCGCCGCTTCGTGTTGCGAAAAAGACTCCCTCCGCAATGATGACAACAGCCACGGCAGCCGCAATAATGTACATCTGAGTTCTCTTAGATTTCAAATTCATTGTTTCCCGTGCCAGACATGCTTAACGGACTTCCCCATCGGAGTCCTCTCACCAGCAGAATACCGCGACATGAGGCTTAAGGCATTTCTTGTGTGTCACATTTCGGCAACGAGTTCAACCAGTCACGATAATCGCACACGACCTGATAGGTCACATCGAGTTCGTTCGCGATCCGGTAGGGGTCTCCCTCATACATTTCCTCGGCCATGGCGTATTCGACGGGGCTTATCAGCATTCTCGCTGTCAATAGTTTCGCCCGGTTTTCTGCTTTGGTTCCGAGCAGACTGCCGCAACCGGGATCATTGTATTGCCAGTGCACGTACTCGTGAACGAAGGTGCAGCGTTTGGCGGTGTAGTCCATTCCCCTGTCCAAGAGGATGACGTGATTACGGTTGTCGTACACGCCCTTCCTGTCATCAGATAGCAGGGTGCTGGACGCGACGAGAATGCGTCGCCGGTCAGCCCAGCGACGCATCTGCCCATAACTCATGGAGCGAAAATCAGGCTCCTGCGTCTGCATCGTATTCCTTCTCCGCTTCCTTGTTGCTATCCCGGTTCGCAGCCAACTCCACGTTCTCGACGAGATGCCGCTCGGCGGCTGCGATACGTTCCTCGTCAGATAACACGGGTCGAGTGTCGATCCCTCTTGCTTTATCAAGTAGACCGAAGGCGTTCACGCAATGCACCATTCCGGCAATAATGTCCAAGTCGTCGGTTGTCCAAGGCTTCAGCCCTTTGATTCGCAAGCTTGCATAGCTCTGTGACTTTCCTATTCCTTCTGCGATGTCATATTGCGAAAGACCATTTTCGTCAATGAGCTGGCGAATAACTTCGGAGAGAAGTTTTGTCGCCGTTCGCGTCTCTTTCAATTCACTGTTTCTAACCATGAAACATATATTAACTCAATAGAGTTCATCATGCAACAATCTGAGTTCATGAAGCCCGGTATTCGACACGCCGAACTCAATAGAGTTGACACATAAACTTCGGTCAGTTACCTTTTAACCATCAACGAACTCACAGAAACTCAATTGGAGGTAGTCGTGCTTAGTTTCCAACAATCCCTCTCCCTTGCGGTGAAAACTCAAATGGCAAGAGAGAACCTTACAAACAAAGAGATGAAGCGCCGTCTTGGTTGGCCGCCCAGCTCTCCCCGTTTAGCAAATCTTCTCAGTAATAAAACCAAGTGGAACTCAGATGAGCTTGAGCCGGTTGCAAAAGCCCTGAACCTCGATGACGAGTGGCAGCTCATTGACCAAGCAAAACAAGAACAAGCAATCAGCAATCAGGATTTAGCCGCATAAAAAAGCCCTCGCAGCAACGAGGGCAATTAATCAAGACAGCTAATAAGGAGCTGCGATGACAGAAGTAAGTATACCGCAGGAGCCGATGGAAGGCGAGATTGTTTCGTCCACCATCGACGCTCCGTTACCGGTGGCTCTTGCTGCGAAAACGTTGGGGAGTGATCTCGACGCGATGGGCAGCAAGGAGGAGATGGAGCTTGCCGTCAGTGACATGCTCAGTAAGTCGTATGAGTGGTTGACTCGTGCCCATGATTCGTCGGTCACTCCACAGGCGGTCAAGGATGTTCGTAGTTATGTGAACACGATTGCCGAGGCAACGAGGCAGCGTGATCTCTCCCGCGAGATTCAAATGGATGCCAAGGAGATGGCGCGACGTGCTGATTATGCGCTTGGCAAGGCGATTCGTGACGGTCAAGCAACCGGCGAAATTGTCAAAAATGGTCATCAGCCAAACCGAGGAAATCAATTTAAAAATGGAGCTCTTAGTGACTCTAAAAGCTCCATAGAAACCCATTCACCTTATGAATTTGTTCAAATGGGCGGTGAGTCTACAGACATTTATGCAATGGCTGATTCGGGAGATTCAGAGCAATTCCAAAAAATCCTAGACGAGGCGCGTGCGGAAGAAAATCTCAGCCGCGCAAACGTGGCTCGCAAAGCAAGAGCGCTTTCCTCTCCAATAACCCAAGAAAGCGCATCTCAGCAAAAGCAAAAGAAAATTTCTCAGAAGCTTGCGAAGCGTTCCGTCAGCATTATCGAGACCTCGCTCATCGACTTTGACACAGCGGCAAGTTCTTTCGAGTTCATCGAGTGGGATGCCATCACGCCGGAACAGGCGGCTCAATGGCTTGAGCAATTGAACGACTCCATTAAATCAATCAACAAGTTCTATCGAACAATGAAAAAGAAGGCAGGAAAATGACCGTTCGCAAGAAGACCACGACAGTGAAGACGGAGGAGAAGAAGGTCGCTCGCAAACCTCACTTGAAGACCATCAAGCTGGGTGACGTGTGCATCAGTCCTCGTGCTCAACGTGATGTGGCGACGGCTCAACTCAAGTCGCTGGTCTCGAATTTCAATCCCGATCTCATGGGCATTCCGGTTGTTTCCTATAGGGATGGCTCCTACTGGGTGGTCGATGGGCAGCATCGCGTTCTCGCGTTGAAGCAGGTTCTTGGCAGTGACGCGGACGAATGGGATTTTGTGGCTGAATGCTATGAGGGTTTGGATGAGGCCGCCGAGGCGAGTCTGTTCCTGAATCTCAATTCGCGTAAGCCGGTCAACGCTTTCGACCGTTTCAAGGTTGGCGTGGTGGCGCAGCTTCCGGTTCCCGCCGACATTAACCGGATTGTCATGTCGCTTGGTTTGAGGGTTTCCTTGGATCGTCAGGATGGTTGCATCGGTGCGGTCTCCGCTTTGGAGAAGGTGTATGCGAAGGGTGGGCCGACTTTGCTGGTGAAGACCCTTTCCACTGTTCGTGATGCTTGGGACTCGACGGTATGGGACTCCTTCGTCGTTATTGGTGTTGGTCAGTTCATCCAGCGTTATGACAAGCGTCTCATCTCGGGCCGCCTGGTCAAGAGACTCGGCGCCGTTCCTATGGGAAGCAAGGGTTTGAGAGCCAAGGCCAACAAGATTCGCGATGGTTTCGGTACTGATATGGCGGATTCCACCGCCGCCGCGATCACCGATGAGTACAACAAGGGGCTTCGTGGTGCGAAGAGTCTCGGCTCGTGGTTCAAGGAAGACAAGTGATCGCATGACCGTTATTAAAAGGCAGTGGCTGGTAGATCACGGTTACTTGAGAGATGTCGATGGCGAGGCGATGGTCAGCAGCAAAGGCATTGCGCTGCTTAGCGATGTTCAAGAATCACGTCTCGACGATTTTCTGAGGAGCGGCCAAACCGTTTTCCCTTCCGAGCTGACTCGCGACATGAAACGTGGCGCGAACGGTCTCATGGCTAAGTACGGGACTGATGACATGACGGAGATTCTTTACCAAGAGGCGGTGAGAAGCGATGAGCGTCAGGTTCGTTGAACGTGTTCCCTCTATCAACTACGAGAGGTGCGCGCCGGATGGGACGCCGTGGCGTGAAATCGTTGCCGCGTTGAAAGCACGGCCACATGAAACGGGAATCGTCCAGACCTATACGCACAGCGGCACTGCGGGGAACGTGGCGTACCGAATCAAACACGGTCACCCGGATGATTTCAAGGATGGGGTTTACGAGGCTTATTCGCGTCGAAACGATGAGGGTACTTACGACGTTTATGTGACATATCTGCATGGGAGGAACAAATGTTCATGAATCGTTTTGGTTGGTTTCTGTTGGGTTTCATCACGGCGTTCGGGTTGTTGGGCAAGGCCGTGGCCCAGAAGACCGCTCCTGCTCAGGATTCTTTGCCCGACCCGTTCAACTCGCGTGATTTCACCCGCAAGGTAAGGGAGATGCAGGAATGACTGTTCTCATCTGTCATGCGACGAACCCTAACTTCTGCCACGGAACCCGCGTCAAAGCGAAACATCACGTCCGTTCACTCTCCATCAGCAGCGAGTTCATGCGAATGGAGAAACCCGATCTAGTGGATCTCATGCTCAGCGACAAGGAACACATCAACAAATACAGGAGGAACCAGTGAGCACAGGATTATCTCTCCCACTCAAGGACAGGAAAGCTTGGACTTTACGCCAAGCAGCCGCAGTGTTCAACCTCCCCTATGAGGATCTTCTCGCCGCTGCGAGAGTCGGAATACTACCCACCTACCACCCGAAACAGGATGGCACGGGCTGGCCGAACGTCACAGAGAAAGCCATGAACGACTATATCCAGAACTTCATAGATCGAGAAGGACGTGGTTTATGAAGACTTTGAAACTCTTGGCGATTGTTGTTCCTTTGGCGCTCGCTTTCACCAGTGCTTTCGCAAGCCTGATCTACCCGTGGGGTTGGTGCGCGCTCGCTGCATTGGTATTCATGGGTTTCGCGTGGTTGGCTGCCGTGTTTTTCGGTGAGGAGTTGGGGTGAGGTCTGATTTCGATTATCCGTCCCGGGCTTGTCTGGTGTTGGCTGCTGCGGTTTTGAAGGGTTGGGATTGCCATGATGCCGCCGAGTTGGCGGGGTTGACGCTTGCGACCGCGAGGAAACGGTTGAGTTACATCCGTAACCGGGGTGGTTTGGAGCAGTACGTGAGTAAGTGGAGGGTCTTCATTCCTTTTGTTCCTGACCCGATTCTCGACTACGAGTGCACGCCGATTGAACTGCCTGATGACGCTATGGACTATGTGAAGGCTGTTCGCAAACCCGTGTCTGACCGTTTGTGGAAGGACAGGGTCATCATCGAGAACTTCGAGGAACGGAATGAGCCGTGCAGTGCGAACGCACATATATAAGGAGTCGTTGAAGTTGGAACAGGGAATCATGGAAATGGAGGACAGTGAGTATTTCGCTCTCCCCCGATTGGATCAGTCGGGTTTGAAACGCTTCCTTATCAGCCCGAAAGCGTATGCGGATTACGTGGAGAACGGTTTGGACGCTTCGCCTGACGCGCTCACGTTCGGCACGGCAATGCACTCCCTTGTGCTGGGTTCAGGCCCTGACATCAAGGAACGTCCATCGTTGCGCACGAAAGAGGGCAAAGCCTTGTATGCGCAATACAAGAACGAGGGCACCATCATGCTGTCAAAAACAGACAGGGTGAAAGCGCTCGCGATGTTCGAGGAACCTCACAAGTATTTCGAGGGGATTCCCGGCAAACCTGAGATGACGTTGTTGGCTGTTGACCCGGCGTCTGGCGTGGAGTTGAAGGGGAAGGCTGATTGGTTGCCTGAGAACCCTGATTCGGATGGTGTGTACCGGATTAGGGATTACAAGACCGAGGGTGGTGATCTACGGGATTTCTCTAGGGCTGCTTGGCGACTGGGGTACCACGTTCAGGCAGCGTTCTACATGAGGTTGGCGCGTTTGTGCGGTTTGCCTGAGCCGTTCGGTTTCGAATTCGTGGTGCAGGAGAAGAAACGTCCCTACGACTTCATGGTCTATCGCATGGATGAGTCGAGTCCCGAAATACGGTATGCGATCCGGCGTATCGACCAAGGGTTGGCTCGTATCGCGAAGCTCAGAGCGTTGTTTGGAGATGAATGGGTTCAACAAATCAAAGGCATGGGCGTGGATAAGACACCAGTCGAGGTGGAGTTTCCCGTTTATGCGTTGGAGCAAGAGGAAATGGAGGTTGAGAAGTGGCAGTAATCAAGAAGAACGCGAGTACCGACAAGTACGACTACATGGATATAGCCGCGATTCTTACGGCTATCGACCAGCTTGGTTTCGAGTCGAAGAATCCCACCAAGTATGAGGACGGGCAGTTGTACGTGGGTACCTCGATGAGGAAGTCCGGTGAGACCCAGTGGAGTGAACCTGAATGTTTCGTCCGTGTTGACCCGGAAGCGCCGAACAATCGGAACGGTAAGCAGCAGCAGGTGCAGATAGCCATTACTTATGCTCGGAAGACGAGTCTGCAGTTGGCGTTCGGTTTGGCGGCTACCGACAACGATGCGTATGTGAGCGTGGACTCTCCCGTTCCTGTGACTCCCGAACAGTTGCAGTCGATTCGAGAACTGTACGGGGAACTGCATATCGCCGGAACCGAGTGGATTGAATCCATGAGCGCTCTTCTCGGCCATCAGATCAAAGACCCTACCGGCATCAGCTTGGAACAAGCGGATGTCATCATCAACGGTTTGAAACAACAGGTAACGGAACAACTCACAGCCAAGGAGACTGACAGTGAAACAGATTGAGTTCAAGGACATTGACGAGAACACGTGGGGCATGGTCATCGCTTACGGGAAACCTCTTGCGGGGAAGGTCGAGAAGGATTCCGATGGCGACTGTCTCATTAGGCACGGAATAGCGTATGCCTATTTTGCCACTGCTGCTGGTGATGATTGGGAGGGACGCCGGTATTGGCTTTTCGATTCCCCCATCGAGCTTGTCAGAGATATCGAGAAGGTCAAGGTGGGAATGCTCGCCAACTTTGACGGCGATAGCTTGTTGAAAATCACAGAAGTCGATGCTGACGCCTTTTACGCGACATTGAAAGTTCGGCGCGACTTTGGGTCCCTTGATGAGTGGAGGGGGGACTCTAGATTCAGGTTCGCTGTGGCAGATGCTGCTATCACCGATATAACGAAGGTTGTTGTCGGCGATAAGGCGATGTTCAAGGGGTTGTCTCTCCCACAGGAAGTGACCGAGCTGGATAGTCGCGGCGACGGGCAGTCTTTAAAGGTCAACATGGATCTGACCGAGCAGGAGAAGGACACCATCGCGACAATGAGCGCTGGTTTGTTGCCCTATGAGAAGTGGATGCCTGATTCACAGTTCGTTTCCGCCACTCACGTTGAGAAGCCTGAGCTGCCTGACATTTCCGACGGTAAGTTGCATGTGTTTGCAACACCGAACGGTAGATATGTTCTAGGCAAAACCATAGGCACAGTCGAGCATTGGCGTCTCATCGGAGGCATCGACCGGGAAGATATTGCCCTGGTGCGTGAAAGCAGCGATTTTAAGAGAGTGCATGCTGATGCGCTTCCGTTGAAGCCTCTCGTCGTTGAGGAGGCTGAGTGATGGCAGGAGACACCCTCATTACGATCATCGGGAATGTGACCGCCGACCCTGAACTGCGCACGATTGCTTCGAGAGCTTCGGTGGTGAATTTCACGGTGGCTTCCACTCCCCGAACTTTCAACCGTCAGACGAACCAGTGGGAGGACGGCGAGGCGTTGTTCATGCGCTGTTCCGCATGGCGTGAACTCGCTGACCACATCCAAGCAAGCGTCACCAAGGGTATGCGCGTGATAGTTCAAGGCCGTCTTGAACAGCGCAGCTATAAGACCCAGCAGGGTGAGAATCGTACCTCTATGGAGCTGCAGGTCGATGAAATCGGGCCGAGCCTTCGGTATGCGACCGCTCAGGTGGCGCGTGCGCAGCGTGCTCAGCAAGGCCAACAGGCTCCTCAGCAGCAGTATTCGAATGCGCCGTCCACGCCACAGAACTGGGGCACGGCGACTCCGGCTGGTAATAACAGTGGATTTGAAACTGCCCCCTTCTAAGGAATTTAAAAGGGTTCGTGACAGGGGTGTGAAGCGGCCTTTGCTTTCTGAATGGGAGAGTCTTCTTCCCGATGATTGGGAGGTTGAGGCCGCTTGCGCCCACGTTGACCCCGAGCTTTTCTTCCCCCAAGGCGGTGAGAAGGGGAAGACCTTGCAGGCTAAGGCCGTGTGCGCGCAATGCCCCGTCAGGGAGAAGTGTTTGGCGAAGGCGCTGCGTAACAACGAAGAGTATGGCGTGTGGGGTGGTTTGACGGCCACCGAGCGGCGCCGTTTGAAGTAAGGATTTGAATGTTTGATTTCACTGTGTGGGGTGAGCCGATACCTAAGGGGCGTCCCCGAGTCTTCGGTAGACGTGCCATCACTCCGCAGCGAACTTTGGATGCTCAGGATGAGGTGAGAGCCGCGTTCCTTCGGGCGTATCCGCTTGCTGAGCTGTTGCATGAGGATGTTGAGATTCTCTTGCATTTCTGGTGTGGGACTCGACAGCGTAAGGATTTCGACAATCTCGCGAAAACCGTGACCGATGCTTTGAACGAACTGGCTTTCGATGATGATTCTCAGATCATGTCAGCACTGATTGTGAAGACGATCCCTGACAGACGGGTTCCAGGCAAGCGTGGGCTTCGACTGCGGAAGAAGGGTGATGTTCCGTCGTTTGGCGGTAAGGAGTATCAGCCGCATACGGACATAACGATCAAGGAGATTCATCTTGGTTAGGAAGTCGATTGCGGTGGTGTTGAGTGGCTTGGTGTTGTTGGGTTTGAGTGGTTGCCAGACTGAATCGTTCGGGGATACCAGCGCCACTGACCCAGTGTCATGCGTTGATCTTGGCACTTCCAATTGGAGTAGATGCTCGGTGCCTTTGGAGGGTGATGACACTGTTCTGTGCGTTACGTCCAGAAGCTTTTATGGGGAAGGGATTTCGTGTGATTGGGAGCATGTGGCGGTGACGGAATGAACAGTGATTACTACTCGGGTTCCAATGGTGAGCAACTGATCTCCTTCTTAGAGAACATGAGCTTCCCTCGTGGCAGCGTCGTCAAATACGTGGTTCGTGCTGGCAGGAAGCCCGGTGAGGACGAGCTGAAGGATTTGAAGAAGGCCCGTGACTATCTGGACCGTGAGATAACTCGGTTGGAGAGCATGACCACGCTCACTGCTGGTAACGGGGTGAAGATTCGTGTCTAGTGATCCCTGGCTTGGCTCGTATTTGGCGCGTGAATCCAGTGAGCAACTTGAGTACGAACGAGAGCTTGACTACAGGAGTGAATCCGACGACTGGGTATTGAAACCCGGTGGTGACGAAAGCGTCGTGGATGACTGGGTGAACGTGAACAGCATTCCACGCGATGAGTACGAGGAATACGGGATTCTCTGAATTAAGAGAATATTCACTGAATTTAAGAGAAACGAAGTGGAATTGATTGGCATGTTTTTATGCGGTTTCGCAATGGTGGTGGTCGCGTGGATCGCTGACAGATTGGAGAAATGGAAATGATGGAGAAAAAAGTGTTGAAACGTCGGAACGGCGAGGTTATTGGCGAGGGTTCCTCACTCAAGGAAATCGCTTTCGAGAATCGCGCAGACCTCTGGAACGCAGACCTCAGTGACGCATACCTCGGGTGCGCAGACCTCGGGCGCGCAAACCTCGGGCGCGCAGACCTCAGGCGCGCAGACCTCTGGCGCGCAAACCTCTGGGGCGCAGACCTCAGGGGCGCAGACCTCGGGCGCGCAGACCTCAGGGGCGCAAACCTCTGGGGCGCAGACCTCAGGGGCGCAAACCTCAGGGGCGCAAACCTCTGGAACGCAGACCTCAGGGGCGCAGACCTCAGGGGCGCAAACCTCAGGGGCGCAGATATCCCTGACCTAACCGCCGCGAAATGCAGCATTCTCCCCGACGAGGGCGATGTCATCGGCTGGAAGAAAGCCTATCTAGAAGAGGGTGATGCTCTGGTGAAACTGCGTATCCCCGATGGAGTCAGGCGGTCGAATGCGACGGGGCGCAAGTGCCGTGCGGCGAAAGCCGTTGTTTTGGAGATGACGCGTATCGGTGGTTCCGAACCGGTTGCCGAAGCTCATTCCGGCCATGATTACGAGTTTCTTTACCACGTTGGTGATGAGCTGAGCGTTCCTGATTTTGATGAGAATCGGTGGGAGGAGTGCGCTCCGGGAATCCATTTCTTCATTACCAAACTCGAAGCAATCAACTACTGAGGAGCTGATGATGACGAACCACATCGATGAAGCGATTGCTGAATTAGATGCTTCAGAACATCTCACTGGATATGAAAAGCTGGCTGCGTGTCACATGGACTCCGCTCAGACTCATGCTCTCATCGCTATCGCGGAACAACTCA